GGAACCGCGAGATCCTGTGGAGCCACCGCCACCACCTCCACCTCCGCCGCCAACACCGGACTTGTTACCACTGCCTGATGGTGAAGGTTTTGATGTGGATTTGCTCGACGCGGGGCTGCTGGAGGATGCTTTTGATGGTGCCGTTCTGGACGGACCACCAGAGCCAGAACCACCCATCATGCCACCGCCGGGGCCTTTTGAAGTGCTTGGTGTGGTCATTCCACCGCCACGCATGCGCTTCATCTTTTTTGTTTTTTGCTTGCTCGCCATGACATAATTTTAAATCACAACCTGCCAAAACAAAAATCAATAGCTTCGGTATGCAGGCAGCACGCAAACAACAGCTTCGAGGGAAAGAGGATCGACCTTGTTGGATTTGAGGATGTTTTCTTTTGCCGGGAGATATTGGAGATTTTCGGGGATGTTTAAACCCCAAACAGTGCCGCCTCGGAGAGGGATGATGTGATCGACATGGTGGCCTTCGGGGCAGTTTGAAATGAAATTATTAATGGTAGTCTTGTCACACCACTTCGGGGTTGCAAGCCTTATCTTTTCTTCATTAAAGAAACTTTTCCGCTTCTGGGAAGCTTTCCCAGATGAGGTGGCGAGGTATCTTCTCTTGCGTTCCTTTTGCTTGGCCTTGTAAGCCTCGAAAAGAACAGGGTCTGCCTTAATTCTCTCCAAGCACCTTTTCTTCTGAAGTGCTTTCGCCGCCATTCCCTTCGGAGTGGCAAGATACCTCTTCCTTACTTCCCTGCCCTTCTCTGTCTTTTTCTGGGCCCTCTCCTTCTCGCGCCTACATCCGCGACAGCCATGCTTGATATCCCGATATTCAAGATGCCCATTTTTACAAGGCTTGCCCGTGTAATATCTTCTGACGCCCGAAGACTTAGCCTCCCTCTTTGAAATGGGTAGGCCCAAAAACTCCTCAACGATGATAAACTCGCGGTTGATTTTTTTTCTGGGTTTGTTTTGCTGTTTTAGTCTGCTTTTTTGTGCGGATGCCTTCCCAGCCGCACTGCGCGCCCATCTCCTTTTTCTTTCCTTGACGCAAGCAAGGCATCTTCCGTCAGACGATCTTCTTGGAAAGTCGTGCCCATTGACGCAACGAGAGAATGTGAAGTAACGGTCAGAACCAACAGACAGAGCCAATGCCCTTGTCCTTGGAAGGTAAAATTTGAGAGACAAGAAGAACAACCCCAAGGTTTGTATTTTTTTAAAATATACCGTACCCCCCTTTTGAAATAGAAATGTTCGACCGTTTTTAGGGGTGAAAGGCGAGGGAAAGACTTGGGTTTTTGAAAAAATTAAGGATTGTTTGGGTGGAATACTATGTTATACACATGACGAGACTCAGCGCGCATACGGGTTCCCCGCCCACGGCAGGGGTGTTCTGCCTTTGTTCCCCTTTTGTTCCCGTTTTGTACGAGCGTTTACATGCTTCGCCTGTTGCAATGCTATGCGATAATTTGCAATTAACGGCGTTTATGCACTAAGCCTTTGTAATCTTTCAAGTATTTCCGCTTCGATGCTCTTGGCGTCACTGGTGACAGTTTCCATTCTTACCTGCTCAGTGAGCATTCCGGCGGCTTTTGCACCTAGGGACAGAAGGCTTGCTTTGACGGCGGGCGGCGTTTCCGCAGCGTCAACCATAGCCCATAGCGTGCGCCAAACCTTGTCGGAATGCTTTTCGCGCTGCCTGTCCGTAAACATGCTATTCCTAATTGCTTTTCCATCCAATATTTCCCTCACCCTATTTGCGATTGCAGGGTTGCACGCAAGCTTACTTGCTTCTGTGTGAATTGTGTTGTCTTTCATTGACGTTGCGTCATATGCGGCACGATAGCTATCGGCATTGCTAAGACCACTGGCAAGCGCTTGTGAAAAGGCTTCCTGCTTCGCAGTTAGGCCATTCGGCAATTTCCCGCTTCGCTTCCCCTTCCCTATGCTCTCCCCTTCACTGGCAACTAAGGCAAGCTTGGGCTTGGTGTGGTCTATTGTGTCTTTCATGGGCTTCCATCCCCTCAAACGCCGGGCGGCTTTTCCGGGGCTTAAAAATTGCTTCCCCTTATGGTTATGCCTAATTGTAACATTTACCCTCACATATCCCATAGCTATGCATCCAGCGCATAGCAGCTATGCATAGAATTGTGTTGCTATTAATTTTCGATCAATGCATGTTGGACACGTCAACACAACACAAGGTACACGAAAATGAAATTTCAAAAGAACGGCTTCATCTTCCAGTTTAACGGCTTCGGCACCAATGGCGCGACTTGGCTCGTGACTTATAACGGCGCATTTTTCGCCAACGTCAGCACGGCGGCAATAATCCGCGCCATCCAGTCATAATTTGCGCTTAACAGGCAAGCGCCAAGCGCTTGCTCATTAAACGCAACCAAAAGGAAGGCAAAACATGATCTACAATCTCAGCAAGCTTGCGCCAGAATTGCGCGCATTGATTGAGAACTCCGCCAAGTGGCGCAAGTTCTTTTCCGAAATCCCGAAAACCATGCTTCGTCTTGACGGCAATGCCAAAACCATAAAAGGCAATGCACGCGGCTTCAAAACGGCCATTCTTTACCTTGTTCCGGCTGATATGGCGGGCGTCAATGTTTGCGCTATGGCAGAGCTTGCCTTGTGTAAAGCGCCATGCCTCAACACGGCGGGGCGCGGCGCAATGTCCAATGTTCAGATGGCGCGCTTGCGGAAAACACTGTTTTTCCTACAGTTTGAGGCTTTGGCCGTCGATATGATCAAGCGCGACATTGCACGCTATGCCAATGAATGCGCGAAACAAGGATATACCTTGCTTGTGAGGCTTAACGGCACAAGCGATATTCGCTGGGAAAACTACGGCATAATCCAAGCTTTCCCGTACATAACTTTTTATGACTACACAAAACTCCCGAACCGGAAAGGCATCCCCTCCAACTATGACCTTACCTTTTCCTACAGTGGCGCGCCACAATTCCAGCGCTTTGTGGAGATGGCCAAAGGCAATGGGATGCGGCTTGCAGTGGTTTTCCGTAATCGGCGGATTGTGGAGGGTATGCTTGCCAATGGCTCACAATTCCTAGGCTTGCCAGTGGTAGATGGAGATGACACTGACATCCGTCACTTAGACGCCAATTCCACAATTGTGGCCTTGTATGCCAAAGGCAAGGCAAAGCAGGACAAATCAGGCTTTGTAGTTGGTTAGTGCTTGAAATGCCGGAGGATCAATTCCTCCGGCCCATCAAACACTAGGCAAGAAAGGGAAAACTATGCTTTTCGATATCACGTTTGAAACAATCACTGAAGAAAGCGCTGAGAATGGCGATAGCGCGGAGTCAGGCTTCCATATGGAAGGAATAACCCTGCGTGAAGCATGGGAAGCTATACGATGGGACTATTGCGAAGCAAGCGATAGCAACATTAGCGCCGCACGTTGGCTCACGTTCTATGGCGAGCAATGCCCCGCAACGGGCGACTATACCAACTATAGCTTGCATTTCCCGTCAAAGCTCTCCCAGTATAGCAGAGCACGGATTGCGCGCTTGTTCCGTTGCTATGGCGTCAAGTAAGGAAAGGAAGAAACATGCATATCAATTCAATCTCAGATTTCCGCCGCGCAATTCGCAATGGCCCGTATGCATGGCCGGGTGGATATCCCTGTTACTTTGTTACCAGCGATGGCGCGGCGCTGTCATGGCTCGCAGTACAGAATAACAGGCGCGCGATACTTGAAGCAATTGCTGGCAAGCTTAGCGATGGCTGGTGCGTCATTGGAATGGATATCAATTGGGAGGATTCGGCGCTGTATTGTGACGACACTGGCGAGCGTATTGAATCGGCATATGCGGAAAACGAAGCATGAAAAACGCCATAACCAAAACCATCACAATTCAACAGGCCTTGTCCAGCGCCGCATTCCGTGACGGCTTCAGTGACTACGCAATGGGCCGGGGCTGGAATGAAAAAACCAAAGGAAAAGAGCAATGGGAGTATGAACGCGGGCGCATGTTTGCAGCATGGCTGAAAAGCAAGGCCTTTGATCTTGGTTCCTATCCTTTGAAACGCGGGCGGTGGGCGAGCCCCACAACCATAAACCACTACCGTGACGCAATGCGGGAAGGCTCAATATTCTAGGCGGTACACAACAGGATGCGGCAACTTGCCACATGGTGTTAACAAGGCATAAGTGCCACTATCGACACGTTACAAAACAGGAGGTTCAAATGACCGAATTCAAAACATTGCGCGAAAAGATTGCGGCGGAAAAAATTGAACGGGAAAAGCGTTATACGCAATTCGAGGAATTGTTCTCAACTGCTTGGCAATTAGGGATTGATGCAGCCAATAGTTGTGTGCCAGCACCCATGCTCGTAACGGACTCGCAGGGAACCCTAGTTGATTATGTGCCGGAAGGAATGTGCGAGTTTGGATGGGTGAATGTGTCAGGCAATACCAGTTTCGGGAAATGGCTGGCAAAGCACAAGAAGGCAAGGAAAGGTTATCCCAAGGGGATTGAATTGCCTATCCATGCCTATGAGCAATCCTATGAGCGCAAGTCGGCGCATGCTCGTGCTATGGCTGACTATCTACTGTCTCAAGGAATTGAGTGTTGGGCTGGTTCCCGGTTGGATTGATCCCCTCGCCGGGGGGCTTGCGGGGCTTCAAAAAATTAACGCAGCGGGAAAAAAAATGCCAATGTACCAAAACGACAAAGCACTAGAAGGGTACTTTCTTATCATCAATGGATTGCGAGCGATGGGGAGCAATCCAGAGTCAATCAAGCACACGGCTCGCCTCTTAGAGGCGCTTGCAAAAGAAACAAGACCAAAGGCAGGCAAGAAAGTGCTTCTCAGATTCTCTGAAAGCCTGCGCGAATACGCGAGATAACTCAACCAAAAGGAGAACAATAATAGTGCTTGCAATGTTAATTGCCGCGATTATTCTCGCGGTGTATGTAATCGAAACGAGGTGAAAAATGGACGTTCGTAAGTACTGGACTCAGTGCCGCCTTCATGACTGGCACTACATGATGAGCGATGACCCGGAGGTCTATCGCATGGGCAGGGATGAAGAGGATCGCCTTGTTGCTATCGCACACAGCGACCCGGCGATGGCTGATATCTACAGGCAATGGCAGGACAACGCATATAACTGCGGACCCCGCCCCGCTGAACCGAAACTGGAGGACTGAACATGCCGAAATTTATCGTCACTGTATACAAGACGGAAATCTACTCGACCAATATCGGGATCGAAGCCCCGACACTGGATCAGGCTGAGAGCATGGCGCAGGATGACGCACAGCGCCTCAGTCTTGATTGGAGTTATGAGGAATCTGATTTTACATGTTACGGGGAACTGATCGATGAAGAGGCATGAACCCTGCTCTCATCTCCGCCCCTCTTACGACAGGCTTGAACTCGCCCACTACATCTGGCGAGACCCCGACACTGGGGAAGTGTCATGGGAGCCCACCGCAATAGAGGACGAACTCATCAGGCTTGGCCTCATTGCATCAAACGAAAAGCAGCCCCGCGATTTACGCGGGGCTCAAGATCCGGACACATGATACCATGACAGCGCTCTCCTATTTCGCTGTTGTTGGAATAGTGATGGCAATCCTATTCTTCACTAAAGACCCAATGGAAGGGAAATGAAATGCGCGGAATTCTTATCGACCCGTTTACACGCACAGTCTCTGAAATCGAAACCAGCGGCAAGCTTGCCGAGATTTATGAACTGCTGGGCGTGGAACTCATCACTGCCGTGACGGTGGGAGAAGACCAGAGCCTGTTCCTTGATGACGAAGGCCTGCTTGTGCCGAAGGCAGATCAGGAATATTGGAACTGGAAAGGATCAAACCAGCCCTATGCTGGCAGGGGATTGATCCTAGGCCTAGACGAGGACGGCGACAACATCGACGCGACAATGGGCAGCTTGGAGGTTGCCATGCTCGTCACCTTCCTCGACAAGGAAGGACTCGACCCCGAATCCTACCTTGGCTTTGGAATCTTCACATGGCGAAACATGAGCAAGCTTAACAAATGCGCCGCTGACGGCATGTATAGAATGGAAGGGAGTAGCGTTTGGATATTTGCGGATGACGCAGATATCTGGATCATCAAGGGGGAACAAGGCTTAAGTATTTCGGTGTGGAGCAAAGACACGAAAAGAGACCCCATCGATGCAATCAACCTCGATTGGAAGACAATCAAAGGGGGGGATTGATGGTTGTCTTGTTGGTCATATTCTTAACAATCCTAATCCTAATAGGCATCGAAGCAGCGTTTAAATGAAAAGGGCCGGGGGAAACCCCGGCCTAAGTTATTTTGGGAAGTGCATTTCAAACGCTGCTAACTGGCAGCACGATTTCCTCATCACCCTAAAGACCGGGCCAGTCTCATCCCTTTTTGGGATCTCTATGCTGGATCTCTCCAGCAAGCGCACCATAGGCCACCAAATCCACAAAGCTATCGAAATGATCCGGCGTCTCCACTAATCGCGCAATCTTTAACCATGCCATGCACAAGGCAACCTGAGCAGGACTCACATTCACCCCCACAATCTCAGCCCATCCCGCCGCGATACGGCGGTGCATTTCCAACGCATCACCATAATCCTTCGCGCGCTGACCGTTGATCAGGTCAGACGCGGAGTTCAAAATCTTATCGCGGTCGATATTCCCTATCATAAAAGGTTCAGAAACATCCTTCCTTGAGATTGTGTGGCTCAAGTCAATCATATCTTCCGGCTTCCTCATGTTCCCTCCGGTATTCAAGATGCCACACAATCATGGCTATGTATCTTCCAACCTTTAACACAACTATCTCTGGCATCCAAGGACAAGCGAGGTGAAGTGCCTCATGGATAATTGTTTCCAGCCTCACCCTGCCAACCAGCCGATCATCTATCTCCAAAATTGGCTGATATGGCGGCTGCTCATGAGGGTGGTTGTGGAGAAGCTGGGTTGCCAACCCGTCTGCCCCATGCCTGAGAAGCTTCCTCTCCACAATAAGAGGAAGCTTTCTCAGGTCAACGCTGCCATCCTTTCGGAAGCCCTTCATATCTCATCGAGCAACATGTTAATCTTATGGTGGATGCGCGTGACATGATACAAAGTTTCTTCGATGTCAAGCGTTGATATACATTCATATTTCGAAGACCCTTTAACCTTACCCACAAGTATCAACTGGTCATACTTCCCTTCGGCAGCTTCCAGCACCTTCTCAGGGGTGAGATCGTCTTCATCTTTCTTGTTTACATTGGGAAAATCAACAACATTATCATCCATTATCATCCTCCTCCAATGCCTCATCAATAACATCAAGATCCCTCGCCGCGTCTTCCGGCTTGAGAGACAACTCACACGACTGCACCAACACATACTTGCGCGCGACCAGCAGCGCCGCCCATGCAGCAGCATCCGGCACTTTTATCGTTGCAGGGTCAATCGCTACCATTGTTATTCTCCTGCATAAGGGTCAGTTCAATCCAGTCCTCAGTGCCGTCAGTGTGGATTTCTATCCTCGGCCACGCTGACAGCCCTGCGGCGAGAGCGGTTCTCCAATCATCACTGATTGTTGGTCCTGTGGCGTTGTAGAACGCATGACGAGCAGCTTTCACCACCTCGTCCGGTATCTGCGCAGACTCAATCATTGCTTGTCTCCTTCAGTGCAACGGTGGCAGGATTGGACGCCATTGCCTGCGCCAGTTCCTGCTGGCTGTATGGATGGTCGCCCGGATATTCCATCCGGTAGTAGGCATTCAGTTCCGCCTCACACTCACGCAGCGCCACACGCAGCTTCTCGTTGTCTGCGGTGAGGCGGGCATTGTCGGCCTCAAGAGTGCGGACAATCGCGCTCTCAAACGGGTGCATGGTTAGGGGGGTCTCACTCATGCTTGTCTCCCGATATTGCGGCACTGGCTTTGACCCTAAACTTCGGCTTCACACCTATCCTGCGCTGCATCTCCACGAAGGTGTCAGCCACGATCTCCAGACAGTTTAAAGCGTTGTGCTCCTCTGATCTGTCCATATATTGCAGATCATCAAACAGGCATCGGCTCTTGAGGACTGAGATGTAAACCGTTGAAAGCTTGAGCATGTGGGCGAATTGATCATCATCCATTTCATCACTCATCCCTGCGCCTCCAGTTCACGATTTTCACCCACTTGATCATCAGCCAGAGGATCACTGCCTCCAGCCTGTCTGCCCAGCGCACCATCGATATATCCTTTCACCATTGGTGATCCCCAGCGGCGCACCCGTTGAAGGACAGCGCGGAGGCGAGAGATCTCGGCATCTTTTTCAGCGATAACCTTGTTTAAATCCTGCATCACAGCTTGAAATCCCTTTCCTCTGAAAGAACAGGCTCGACATAGCATGTCGTTGACGTATTGTAAATAAGATTTGTTGCGCCTTGTTTCCCGACCCATGCAAATCGGCACTTCCACACATGAATTTGTGCCGTCAGTGGATCATCCTTTTCCCTGTGTACTGTGACCCCGCAGTCTGCTTTCGCGAACCACGCCGCCGATCCAGATATGTCGTAGCCGCCGGGGACCGGGATCTTCCCGTCTGTGCCGCGCTGTAGTTTGGTGGGATGCGCGACGAACCAGATATGAACCCCGTGCCCCATCGCGAACGCCTTAACCTTCGTGAGCATGTCCGAGATCCACTCCGTCTCAGCCTGATTGCGATTGTCTCTGCTGATAAAATTATAGGGATCAATAACAGCGCCGCGAACGCCATAACGGAGGATGGCCACGCGGAGCCTGTCCAAAATGCTATCAAGGTCAGCAAGCCCACCATCATCCTGCCAAACAAAGGCAAAATGCTCCTGAACCCAGTCGAGTGCCGCATTGAACTCCTCACCGTTCATCCTCCGTGTCGGGCCTTCAAAGAAGTGAAGCTGCGCCCTCTTCGCCATCAGCTTTGATATGTGTAAACGCGGCTCGTTCTCGAAAGAACAGATGCCAAACCTCCATCCTCTCTTAGAGGCAAGATTAACCATCAACTGGTCTATAAATTCCGACTTGCCGCTCGACGGCACTCCAGTACAAATTGTGACTTGGCCCGGCACGATAGTGTAGAGGTCATCGACCGATAAATACCCAGTCGATTCTCCTTTACCCGCTCCTTTGTCGTATAGCTCCCGTATCGCATCCCGGAAGTGGAAGGCATCGTAGAGGCCTTGGACTGGCCAAGGCTGGGCCGCTTCGGTCGAGCGCTTAAGAGCCGCCGCACCGCATTTGACAAGGCATTCATTTGCATCCTTGATGCCCTCGGGGAATTTAATGCGCCAACTCTTGCCCTTCCCAACTCTACGAGCAATCTCTTCGGCCAGCGCCTCTCCCGGACCATCATGGTCTGTCGCAATAAGCACCCTTTCAGCAGCATCGATATACTCCTTCGCATCCCACAAGAATTTAAACTTGCCATCCTCGGACGGATCAATCTTACCTTCCGTCACTTTCATAGGTGCCCCGTTCGGGACACTCACGGCCCTCACGCCAACCTCCGCGAGTGCCAACACATCCATCTCGCCCTCTACGATATAGATGTTGTCACCCTTCTTTAAGTGCCTAATACCAAAGAATGAATCCGGGGTTTGCCAGCACAAGAATTTCTTCTCGCCTGTGAAGCGCTGCTTGAGCGCAACCACATTCCCTGTCTTGTCGTAGTAGGGGAAACCCACAACAGCCTCATCATCCTTGTCATACCCAACCAGTTCATACTTGAGTGCCGTGGAGGCGGATATACCTCTTTCCGATAACCATTCAAGATGCCGATCTTCGATGGGGTTGAAGTCCTCTATCTTGCGGCGCTCTACCACCTTATCTTTGCGGGGTTCCAATTTTTCATATCTCCTATGCTCTGAGCGCATGGGTATCAAACCCTCGACCCCGCAATGATGGCAGGAATACACAATCCTGTTGTCATCGCGGTTGACGCTGAGACATGCCTCTTTCTTGTTCCGCCTTCCGAAGGAACACCAAGGGCACTGATACTTGTGCTGCCCATAGCGGGCTATGTTAATAAGATTTTGTTCGCGGCTCATGGGGATTACTCCCCATCTTCGGCCTTGGTTTCAAAGATCCCGTGAAGGGGGCATGTGCCATCCATCCAATATCCTGTTTGGATAGTGCCGTCCTTGGTTTTGATTGGGATGCCCTTGCCGTGGTTGTTGTCAAGCACGGGGCAGATGCAGCCAGCTTCAATGGCTTCTTTGGTTCCGGGGTTTGGTTTTGTCATGGTAGTTCTCCTTTTGAATTCAATGCGGCGCAGGCAATACCCTTCGCATCCTCGATAAAAAACCAATTGTCATTGGATATTTTATCCAGCGCCGCCCTCAGACGTTCAACATCCCTGCGGTACTCCTCAAGGTCTATACGGTTCTGCTCAATCTCTTCGGCATAAGGTTTCACTGCATTACGCCATGCAGTCCTATGGCCTTCACCGTACCACTTGCCATCATTAAACTCACCGCCGTTTAGAGCAACGGCGATATTTCGTGCCATCTTTTCTGTTAAGTCAGCCATTTGATCCTCCTTTTTACTGACGCTCAAGCTTGCGTATGAGCGCATCAACCCTTGCATCATAAAATTTCTCTACACCCGTTCTTCCTGCCAAGGCAATAGATTTCTTGAACCCGGCATGATCCTGAAGTAGATCGTTTCTTGACCCTATATCACCCTTAACAATTCTCTCTATTGTTTTTTCCAGATGTTGCTCAGGGGAAGAATGAAGCTTTGATCTCTTGGCCCACAAACCTTCAAATGATTTAAACGACATACTTCTCAATGCCGCCCTGATTTTTTTCTTTTTCGATGTTCCGTTTGTTGTTGATAGCCACATTCTTGTGGCGTCTTCAACTGGAAGCTTCATGCTTCTTTGAAATTTATGAAGCATGGCATGGCAGTCTACACACATTGGAATCAGGTCGCCATCTTCTTCCTGATATATTCTTGCATAGCTCCTATGATGCAAATGAATCTCTTTCTCATCTGTGCCGCAGGATCTACACTCTTTGTGGTGGGTTTCATAATAGGAGGCCTTTCTCGCCGCCCATTCCTTTGAACTTATGTACTTGTTGTAATCGCCAAAGCCAAATGAAGTGGGCTTTTTCTTTCTAGGCTTCCGCTCAAATTTCTCAGATACACCAATCTCATCAAGTATAGAGAGCTTCTTCGCAAGATTTCTCTCAGCCTTCTCTATAGCTCTGTTAATTTTTTTTGTTTTTGGATCTTTCTTCTTAAGCTTGGCTATGTTTCTTTTTATTTGCCTTGCTGAAACTCTTATAGCTGTTATGTCCATTACACCCTGTCCGATGAGAGCGAGGTTTCGGGCAACAGCTACCACTTCCCACGGAAGTTAATCCGCAGGATTGGTAGCTGGAATTCTGTCCGGACGAGCCGCTTCGGCACGAACAACAGGCAACTAAGGCAAACTGCAATTCAGGATGTTTCTCTATCCGTTACCGGAGCCGCAATTTAGGCGGCTATGCGAGAGAGTATTCCTCATTTGCGTAGGGTTGTCGCTCTTCACTAACAACCCCCATCATTTGCCCGTCCCATCCCTTTCGGGAAGCTACGGTTTACCTGCCAGCATAGTTGCCAACCAGCAGGGCCGACCAGTGCCGAAGTGGCCAAAGCACCGGAACCTCAACCATATCACACGGCACTCAAGATATGCAAGCCTACAGCTTATCGGCAAAACCCATGTTGTTTTCGATGTAGGTTCTCACTAAGAACCTGAATTGCATGGCTTTTTTGAATGCACGCTTGCTGCTTCTCTCACTCATAACCGACTGGAATAAGCTATGCATAAAAGGAGTATCCACCCCAGCAAAACTGCATACCTCGTCAAAGTCCGGGGTTCCCACCCAACTTACGGCTTCCTGCCTCACCTCTAGGTTGTTTACAGAACAATCAATGAGAGCCTGCGCCAGAACATGCAGCCAGAGGATTCGTTCGTTCGTGAGGGATGTGCCGGGTTGATCAAATAGGGCAGCGTAGATGCTTTCTTCTTTTTGCATAGCAGCTATGTGTTTAACGCATGGATCTTCTCGACCGTGATTTCGGCGCGAGGATTGTTTTTGTCAAGGCCCCAGTAGAGATGCTGTTCCTTAACGGCGCGATCATTCTTATAGATGCAGTCTTGCATCAGGTCGAAGATCAGACTTGCATCTAGGTCTGGCCTGCGGCTGGCATACCATATCTTCATCGTGACGCGGAGATCCCCATCCATCAGGGTATCAAGCACGGGGCACTGCTGTTTAAACATATCGGAGTAGTTCAGGGCCTTCTCTGACTTGATGAGAAATTTCCCCGTCCATCGTCGGCCATTTGACTTCGACGCTGGTTCCCCGAATATGGTGAAGGTGATTATTGACTTGTCTACGGCACTCATGTATCCCCAACACTATGAGGATCACAAACAAGCACGGCGTCCCTGAGACCATCGTCAGGGCAGTTCAGGACGATGAGTATGACAAGGGAGATTCCGTTCTCTCTGTGACTCAGTTGATTTCTCCACCCCGGATTGTAATACTCCAGAGTGTAAACGAACACAACCTTGAGGTTGATGTGGTTAACAGAGTGCCAGCATTGCTCGGCACTGCGGTCCATAAGATCCTCGAAAAGGGATCAAAAGATCTCCCCCACTACCACCTTGAAGAGCGCCTCTTCGATGTGGTAAGGGGTTGGAAGATCAGTGGTGCCGTGGATGTGCAAATCGATAATGGCGATGGCACATGGGAAATCAACGACTACAAGATCACATCGGTGTATTCGGTTCAGTCTGACAAGCCTGAGTGGGAACAGCAACTCAACTGCTACGCATACCTCGCCTATAAGAATCATGGTCGGAGGCTGAGAAGCCTGAAGATCGTGGCCATCCTTCGGGACTGGGTGAGGAAGCAAGCCGAACTCAAGCCAGACTACCCGCAATCACAAATCGCCGTTGTTGATGTTCCGCTATGGACGTTCGAGCAGCAAGAAGCGTTTGTTGAGGGGCGCGTATTGCTGCATCAGTCGGCACAAAAAGCTGTTGACAGCGGCGAACCACTCGTTTATTGCACTGATGAAGAGCGCTGGGTCCGAGGCGAGATCTGGGCTCTTATGAAAGAGGGCCGCAAAAGCGCGGTAAAGCTTTATGACAACCAAGAAGACGCGACAAGAGCCGCCAAAGAGCTTGGAGAAAGTAGAGGGCTCAACCCCGGACACTACGTTGAGCATCGACACGGATCTCCAATACGATGCGCCGGAAATTACTGCCTCGTGGCAGGATATTGTCGGCAATGGCAAGGGAGTCTTGTACAGGGCTCTGGCGAAGGCTCAGGCTGAATGCCAGAACGTGGTGATGAATAAGGTGAACCCGCATTTCCGTAGCAAGTATGCGGATCTTTCCGCAGTGCGGGATGCGATCATCCCAATCTTCAGCAAGCACGGGATTGCAATTATTCAAGCCCCCCACAACGACGGGTTCAGCGGGTTTGTTCTCGAAACCTTTCTTCTCCACGAAAGCGGAGGGGAGATGAAGTTCTCATTCCCTCTTCCAAACGACACCACAAACATGCAGAAGATTGGTTCAGCAATTTCTTATGCAAGGCGCTACACACTAAGCGCAATTGCTGGTATTGCAAGCGAAGAGGATGACGATGGCAACGCGGCGACGAATCCCAATGGTGGGGGACAATCCGCCGGAGGTCGTGCTGCCACTGGAGGACCTCAAGCTAGAGGTGAGTCTCCGGGCGGAACGAACGGAGGTATTGTCCTCTGAGGAGGCGAAGGAATTCGACTGGGAAGCATGGGCGGCGCTTATGCTTTTTGCCTTGATCATACCGAGGAATGTCGAATGTCTGGTTGACTACTGGAAGGCCAATGCCAATATGTTGGATTGGGCAAAGAAGGTGAAGCCAGAAATTTATGAGGTGATACGATTGGCGTTCACCTCTAGGAAACTTGAGATACAAGGAGATAAGAATGGCTGAATACGACAACAAGAACAGGTTTACACTGTTCCGCAACACGAAGAAGCGTGAAGGCAAGCAGGATGCCGACTTTAACGGCACCTTCACAGACGAGAACGGACGCGAGTTTTGGATAAACGCTTGGTCCACTCAGCCGAAGAGCGGCGGGGAGAAGTTTCTTTCGGGCTCTGTGAGGCTGAAGGATGCTCCGCGTGAGCAGCCCCCCGCCCCGGCACCGAAGCGGGAACTCGAAGACGAGATCCCGTTTTAACGGGGTCTCTACATATCCTCGACAAAGTAATATAGGAGAGAAATGTGTCTGGACATAAATTCAAAAACGGTCAGCTTGTTGTGATTGACCCAACTGGGAAAAAGAATCATCCGGTCGGCAAGGTGACTGGAGAGGTGACTTTCCTTGACAATGCTCTTGCGTATTTTGTTTCGGTGGCAGACCCATATAATAACATGGTAATCACCCGCCATCTTGTAACTGAAGATGAGATCCATGCTGTTGAGGTAGCTACCCTTTAAAAAGGTAGGGCCAGTGGGGTTTCCCTCCTTTTCCCGCGACTGGCGACCCTTTCGACTCACTGGTAAAGAAGCTGGACTGTGGTAGGGAATAGCTTTTCAAAACCCGCAATGTGAGCGCTGCCCCGGCAACAACGTGAGCCGGGGTTTTCTTTTTGTAGGAGGACAAAATGAACGTACTTGATCTTTTCTCTGGCATTGGTGGATTCTCTCTTGGGCTTGAAAGAGCCGGGATGAAAACCATCGCCTTTTGTGAAATCGACAAGAAAGCACAGCTTGTGTTGAAGAAGCATTGGCCTGAAGTGCCAATCTTTGAAGATGTGTCAAAGCTCAAGAAGGAGGACATCAATGAGCAAGTTGACGTTATTTGCGGAGGGTTCCCCTGTCAAGACATCAGCCTCGCAGGACGAGGAGAGGGTCTCGAAGGAAAGCGGAGCGGGCTCTGGTTTGAGTTCCACAGGCTCATCAAGGAAATCAGGCCGCGCTATGCGATCATCGAAAACGTCTCAGCCCTTCGCAATAGAGGATTGGACGAAGTACTCAGGGGGCTCTCTGAGATCGGGTACGATGCGGAATGGCATTGCATCCCCGCTTCCGCCGTTGGTGCTCCTCACCAAAGGGACCGGATATGGATCATTGCCCACATTGGCAGCGCGAGAGGGGAGAGATTGGTCACAAGCGCAGATATTGGCAAGGCTCGACAGGGGGGGGTGCGTAGCGAGAAGGATTTGCTCGACATCGCAAACTCTCCGTTCCAGTCAGGAGATCGTTGGCCTACACCCCTCGTTCGGAGAATGGATGATGGGATTCCCAATCGGGTGGACCGACTTAAGCAACTCGGAAACGCCGTAGTTCCACAGATCCCTGAGATTATCGGTCGCCGTTTGATGGAGATTGAATGTCGAGATCCAGAAAGAAGCGTCCCATAACCGGGATCACTACTTCCGAAACAGAGAAACAATTTAAACAGCAAGAGCATAGTCGCGAACGCGCGGCTGTGCGTGATGCCCTGCAAACTGAAAAAGAGTTATTGCCACACCCGAAAGAATTTGGTAATCGTTGGAAAGGTCCAAAGGACGGAAGAACTGATTGGGCCGGGTCAAACCATGAAGAGAAAGCAAAAAGGAAATGAACAAGAGATCTGCGTTTGGGGCCATAGCGACATTGGCCTTCACACAATTCATGATAGGTCCAACCGAGGCATCTAATCGAAAGCCCGCCGCCACATTTGTGGTGCCAAAGGGCGTCACGAAGATCCGCGTAAGAAGTTATCGCGGCAACAACAAAATCATCGACACGGCACTCAATGTTGTGCCGGGTCAAACATTCACAATTGATGCGGTGTAAACATGCTACCTCCACGACTTGATCCAGATGAAATCACGTTCTTTGAGCAGTTCCTTGCGAACAAGGCTCCCGGAAGCGAGATGGTTGAATGGGGCTCTGGTGGCTCCACAACCATGTTTATAAAGTACTTCAATACTGGCAGGCTTGTGTCCATTGAGCATAACGAGCAGTGGTATGACAAGGTGAGGGAAGAGATTCTGATTGGAGATGAGTACCCGGGCGAATGCTGCGAGAACTTCTCCTACATCTTCAAGCCACCGACATTCGAGGGCCAATCGATTGATATCCGATTCTATGGATACGGGGTTCCATTTGAAGAAAACCCTTGTTTTGCAAGCACCTACATCGATCCGGCAGACGATATCTTTTGCCCAAACATCTGGAACTCAGACATCTATTTCGTGGATGGGATTTGCCGGGGTGCAGTGCTGGCTACGATCCACGCGAAAGCAAAGAAGCGTGACGCAGCCATCTTCATCCACGACTATTACGGCCCCGAAAAGAGAGTGCCGTGGTATAACTGGGCTTCGAATCTCTACACCGATGTGAAGCAGGTTGGTTCCACTCTGGCGAGGCTGTGCCTATGAAAGTAGATATTTGCGAAGTTATTGAGAATGAAGATGGCAGTGCAGATTACAAGGTTCTTTTTGATGAGGAGGCTTTGATTTCGTTCGCCATTCTGGGGATGAGGTTTGTTATAGAAAAGGAACTGGAAAAAAATGGATATACTGACAAATCAAACTACAATGAGGATTTGTAGGTGTTTAAATTTCCAAAGACAATCAAGCTTACACATCCTGAAATATACATTGCTTCAGACATAGGTGTTATAAGGAACGTGGCCTCTCACCAACGCGAATTGCCTCGCGGCAATAGAGATGCAGAGGCAAACAATGATCATCAGTGGGAAACAGATATAAACGGTGCTTTGGCCGAGATTGCAGTTGCAAAGGCATACGGAGTTTATTGGAATCCTTCTGTCAATGTGGGCAAGGCTGCGGACGTTGGAATCATTCAAGTCAGGTCGAACACGCGCAAAAACGGCCATCTTATAATAAGAAAATCAGATAAAGACGATGAGCCATTTATGTTGGTAATTTGTCAAAACCCCGAATTTCATTTGGTCGGCTGGATGTATGCCAAGGACGCAAAGGTTCCTGAGTTTTACAGGCCAGCCAATAAATTTGGTGTTGAGGCTTGGTGGGTTGACCAAGACCGCCTTCACAAGGAACCATTACCTGTGTTTGGGGAATCAATTGCTTCGGCATAAAAGATATCGCAGCAAGAAGCATATGGCCGTGGTTCGTAGCCACGGCTGTTGCATTTGTAAGAGCCCTGTTGCGGATGCCCATCACCTGAGAACAGTGGGGCACAAGAGGGCTGCGGCGTTAAAAAACGGTGACGATTTCACCATCCCGTTGTGCAGAAAACACCATGATGAGCTTCATGCCTTCGGGGATGAGAAATTATTTCTTGACTTGCATGGCATTGATGCTTTATCAATTCTCGCAGAGATAAAAGGAGACAAAAATGAAGATTGATTATTCAGAGGCTGGCGCATTCGCTCTTGAGCGGCATGGTGAACAGGATCATGGGTGTCTTAAGATTGGGGATCACTTGGCGGATGTGGCTGAAAACGTCCACAAGCACTACGACCCTTATGTAAACATATCAGACCATGATCAGGTTATTGCTGCTGCGTGGTTACATGATATCCTTGAAGATACTAAGACAAAACGACATGAAATCGCTGACCACTTTGGATACCGCGTCTTTACAATTGTTAACGCTCTCACGGACAAGGAAGGCAAGAATCGTATAGAGCGGCACCTCCATACATATCACCTTATCCGCCGCAGCCCCGACGCCACGCTGATCAAGCTTTGTGATCGTCGGCACAATCAAGAAAGGTCGATTAAGCATGGGGAGCATTGGATGGCTATGTACTTGAAAGAGTTCATTTATTTCAAGTTTGCTCTGTGGCAGCCGAATGAGTTTGTTGAATTGTGGGAAGAACTTGACCAGCAATACGAAGAGATGAAGAGGAAGATGTCATGGTAAGAGACCTTAAGAAAGAATACGACGAATACCACGCCAAGCCAGAGCAGAAGAAGCGCAGGGCTCAGCGAAACGCCGCCCGTGCAGAGGCTGAGAAGGATGGCCGTGTGAGCAAGGGTGACGGCAAGGAAGTGGATCATATTTCGGCACCTCGCACAGGAAGCCTTGAGAACGTCAAGACGCGCGTTATACCCAAAACCGAGAACCGTAAGCGCCAGCCGAAGAGGTCATGATGAGGGACTACTACTATGGCTCCCTGAGATTTAATATCGGGGATATGCTTGGCAAGACGTTCAAAAACGTCATCAATGACAATGATGATCGTGTTGTTTTCACTGAGGAAAATGGCGATCAGTATATTCTTTATCACATTCAGGATTGCTGCGAGAGCGTAACGGTCAGAGATGTTGTGGGCCACCTTTCTGACCTTATTGGCTCCCCTCTTCTTGAGGCGGAAGAAAGAAGCAATAGCGGCCATACAACATATGGCACCGAAACTTGGACGTTCTACAAGTTTGGGACGATCAAAGGCCATGTAAACATCAGTTGGATTGGTGAGTCCAACGGCTACTACAGCGAGTCTGTTGACAACATTTTAGTTAAGGCAGGATCAGATGAAAATCATTGACTACGGCACTCATATGAACGAAGACCTCGAACCTGTGATGGTTCTCACGGTTGAGATCCCGCTCATGCTCGACTACTGCATACCTGATGAGTTGAGGATTAAGTTGGACGAATTCTTCCGGCAAGAGCGGGAAAGGAAGAAGGATGGGCAATCAGTATAGCAACAAGAAGAAGCCTTCGTTCTGGACGGAAGATAAGCTTGCAAAGCTTAGGAAGTTAAGGGAAAACGACAAGAAAAGCTTTGGCAAGATTGGCAAAGAGCTTGGTGCCACAAAGAACCAAGTGCTTGCGGCTTGGAATAGGAAGATCATCAAGAATAAGTTCAGGAGTGATCTTCCTGAAGAAGAACTGGCTAAGCCAATTGTACCATCTAAGCTCACTCTCGCTTGGGTCCCGGGTGTAGGCTCTAGCGGTAAGTACAAGACCGGGGTTTTGAAATATGAATAAGCAGGCGCGAGAAAAATGACCAGAGAGTTGAAGAAGCTGCCAAAAGTTCGCGGTGAAAAGCCTTCAAAAATCCTGTATAGGAACGATCAGTGGGCTGTAACAATCTTTGGGATTGAATGCCTTGATGGAACTTATGCAATAAAAAAAGATGCTATCAAAACCACTCACCCAAATTATAGTTGGCAAAAGCATATGTCTGGGAAGGATTGGGTTGAGATGGACGAGTTTATTGATGCGTTGAAGATGGCTATGAAAATACACTTTGATGAGGATGTGGACGAGGAAAACTTGCCATGACTGATTGGGCAGACCGCAATACCATTCAATGCGAGGTTGTGAAGATAGCAATGTCGCAGGACAAGAATGGTCACATCCTTAAGCTGGCAATCCATCCCAATGACTTGCCGAAGGATCTTATTCTTGACCCTCTTGGCTCTAGGTATGTTATGGTGCTGGCGCGTTTAAGCGATCAGGATGAGGTGGTTCAACCAAAGGAAAAAACAGATGGCGATAAGGCAGTGGATATTGCTGGTCTTTTGTGCCGCAATGATCGTTTCGTTTCTTGGCTTTTTGATAATGGTTACAGTGGTAGCCGCGATCAATCTGGCGCTATTGCCGCCCTCAGAGATGTCTGTGGTGTACAATCCCGCTCTGAATTCAGAACAAACGAAGATGCCCGTGGAAGATTTTTTGAACTGAAGGCCGAGTTTGAAGCGGCCTTGAAAAAAGGTGAGGTGAAGAAGTGACTTTTGATGAACTGTTTAAGGGCTATAGCAGCACGGACTCCTATAAGAAGCTGAGTGTTGCTTCTTGGCGCGGCTATGCCTACGGGGCTAAGAATCTTTCAAGCTATTTTAAGAGCCGGGACGCAACAAAGCTTCGCCGCTCTGACTTCATCAAGATGAAGGATGAGATGTCGAATAGGCCGGGGTCTGCAAACCTTGTGCTGCGTGTGGCTTCCATCCTGTATGGCTATGCCCTTGACCGGGATCTTGTTGCTGCCAATCCTGTGGCCAATATGAAGAAGAACAAGCTTCAGGGCCATGAAAAATGGAGCCCCGAGGAGGTAGGGAGGATTATCAGTGAGGCTGACGAGCGTATCTCAATCGCTGTGGCACTGGCTTGGTACACCGGGCAGCGGGAAGGTGATATTCTCGCAATGCGTATGGGTGATTATGTAGATGGTTATATTGCCCTCACACAGAGCAAAACAAAAACAGAGATGAAGATCAAGGTGCATCCGGATCTTGAGGCCATTCTGTCTGCTATTGCACCGAAGCGAAGCCCCGCATCCTACATTGTTTCCGGCACTAAGATCATGGGTGACTCCAACTTCCGGAAGCTGTTTGCAGTAGAGTCAAAGCGCCTTGGCGTTGAGAAGGTGTTTCATGGAATAAGAAAGGGGGTTGCTTCTTCCTTGGCGGAAAATGGACGCCCCATTAGTGAGATTGCCGCTATGCTTGGCCATAAATCCATTCGGATGGCGGCTTATTATGCGGAACAAGCCGACAGCACTAAGCTTGCAGAGAGTGCTGTAGGCAACCTGACATCCGTTACTATCCAAGCAGCTTAAGAGAAGATCCCCGGATACTTGTTACCAATCGACTTGTCGTAAAGCTCTTCAACTCTTTTGGTGATTCCTTCAATCTGCTTTTGTATCGCTTCTTGCCTCCGGCGTTTAACCTCCGGGGGCATTTTTGTGTTTTCGCGAATCTTTCTAAGCTCTGAAGCAAGCCTGTTCCTCTGATTTGCGAGGCTCTTCACTGCCGGGTAAACCTTAAGTTCATCGGCAAATCTTGCCCGAACAGATTTAACTTGCTCCGGGTTGCCTTCCTTAATCGCGAATTTAAGTTCCTCGCCACGGGTGAGGATATGATTAACCTTGTTGAAATAATCCTCAAAGGATACGCGCTCAGACACGTTCCCGTATAGCTTTCTGAGGACTGGGACGTTATTTATTTCGAGGTTTTCCAAGTCACCAGACAGTGCTGCGGGGATTGTGTTGGTTGTTGTATCAACCACTCTCTTAACGAAGGCACCTGCCCCGCCAAGGATGTAGTCATAAATGTACTCCATTGCATCCGGCTTGAAGCTCACCATGCCCGGAACATATTCGGAGCCACCAGTCGCGCTGTTGAGGAAGTCAGCCACCGACACGAAGATCGGGCTGGTGGACGAAAAATACATTTGACTGTCTGCCTTCGGCACAGACCCCGGAAATGGCTCTGGGTAAATTCTCTTCCCGGAGAAATCCAAGTTCATGCTGAGTGCAATAACTGGGTCAAGCGTTGTCGGGGCAATGAAATTAAGAAGGCTTTCTGTGCCGCCAACTGGGTTGAAAGCGTCAACGAAAGTAGAGAGGATCGTTGTGGTGGCTTCGGAAGAAGTGTATTCTCCCCGCATGTTTCTCGACATAGCCCGACCAAAGTTGAAGAACGCATTTGCACCATACGGCAGCGGGAGGGCGAAGTATCCGTTCTTGGAGAAACCATACGGGTCCATGATGATTATGTTGTTCTCAAGCTTGTAATCCGGGATCTTGTCGTAGATGTTTTCTTCATCGTCAGACAGGAGGCTATTGATCTGATCCTGAATAAGACCAAGCATCACGATGCCGCCAAGAATTTTCCGCACCTTCTTTGATCTTGCCGCCGCTGTCGCAAGCGCGATAGTCCCCTGAACAGATGCGTTGTAGAAGAGATAAAGAGAATTCAGGATGGGGCCAAGCTCACCACGCTGATCGAAGTTGACGGTGAGATTTTTTGCAACAAACGCCGCCTTCTGCCGGGAAGCCCCTGCCTCAATGACGTTCTTGTAAACCGAAAGCCGGATGGCATTTTCAAAAGCCCCGTTGGCATCCTCAAGGAACTTCAAGGTGGACTTGATAGCCTGCCTACCTCTTGCAGCAACAGAGCCACTGGGATCTGCGGACATCTTCTCAATCTCGCGAAGTGTTTCTTCAATCGAGAATGCACCAAAGAACCCGCTTGTATTTCCGCCATCCTCGCGGAACATCTTATACCAGTCAGACCAGTCGTTCTGTGCTTCTGGGTTTCTCAAGACCTGATAAACACCCTTCGTAGCGGACAGGGAGTCTGTAAGAACCTTTTTCTTCACAACATCAATCTCAAACTGAGAGATGTTAATCAATGCCTGCTGAAGATCTCTTGAGAAGTTAACGATCATAAATTCGGGGTTGTAAACTGTGTTCACAGAGGCAATAAAACGATTAATTCTCTGGAATACATCAAGGATCTTTTGCCCCGCACCGGGGTCGCCGCTACGATTTACAATGAGTGCCTTCTGGAGGAACCGATTGTCAATTTTGATCGGCACTTCTTCGCCATTTCTCTTGGCGATAAGAACATCATCACGGTTCTTGTACATCGGATCGACCATTGTCTTAACGATACCCTGAGCCGTAACGTATTTCTTCATTGGCTTCTTGCCGCGCGTCATCACCTCAACGCCGTAGTCAGCCATAAGTTCCGGGTTTGCCTCAACCAGATCGAGCAGAGAAAGATTAACCTTGTTCTTTGCAGCCCTTACAACAGCTTCGCTATTCTGGAGCATGGCGTGGGCCAGAATATCACTTGCCTTAGAGCGGCGTCCAAAGGCCCGCATATCCTCACGGCCACGGATCTTGAAGCCCTGACCAATACGAGCCCGCATCTCTGGTTCAATTTCGTTTTCAAGTATTGATTCGTCCGCAAAACCCCGAAGAGGAACATAAAACTCATAATTATCGACCTGTACAAGGTCTCCGTTTTCGTCCTCGATCATCATGGCATTGAAGTCTGGGGTGAGCCCCGACTCAACACGAAGGTTGTTTGTGTCCTTGATGATCTCCCGGAAAAGCCTTTCAGCCTCAAAGAAAGCATTTCTCTGCGGGGAGTTATCCACGGCACCAATAATGTCAGCCGCTTCTTCGTCTGACATACCAGAGCCAATGCTCGGATCTGCGTTTGGATTAATCTTTCGAATGCGTGCATTCCTTTCGGGGGCGTGCCGCGCATAAAGATAATCTTCAAACTCAGCCTGAGACAAGCCACTCTCCCTGATGTAGTTCATCAGGGGCTCAAAAAGCTTTTCGCGCCGCTCTTCAAGGTTGTTTGCCGTAACACTTTGAGAAAGCTGGGCCTGCATGTAAACGTCAAGAGAGTCCGTGACGGTTCCGCCGTTTGCACGGACATAGTCAATCATCTGGCCAACAGGCAAGATCCTATCACCAAAAAGCTGGATGAAGCGAGTTACTGCCTCATCAGAGGGTCTGAACCTCTCTGGCACAACTGTGGAGAGAATCCTAGACTTAAATAGTTTTGAGATTCCCGTAACGATTGTGCCGTATTCAATCTCATCCAATACGCGGTTTGTGGTTTGAGCATTTGACTGCCGAACGCGCTGCCCAAAGGGATAAACAGGGGCAACGGAGAGATACGGGTTTTCAGGAATGAAGTTCTTCTTCTCTTGTGGCTCAGATTCTCCCGCCAAAAAGCGAGAATCCTTCGCCCTCTTGATATCCCTTTGACGCTTCCCAACCCTACCAGCAGCGATGTCTTCAAAGATTGACTCGTAGCTCTGGCGCTTCATCGCGCCGAAAATGCGCCGCAGCGTTTCAACAATCCTGTTGATCAAACCCCGAGAATTCGTTGGCACTCCAGCATAACCCTTGCGCCACTCACGGAACATCTCTGCAACAGACTCTTCTGCAACAGCATTAGGGTCTTTGTAAAGCTCCATTCCGGGCTTCTTTGGGTCGTAGATGGTCTTAACGTAGTCAAGGTATGTGTATTTCTTGCCCTTCATCTTCGTCCGGGATGCAGCCTCAAGAAGGGCTTTCATCTCCACAGGGCGTATAAGACCAAGGTCAAGAAGGGAATGGATTGTCTCATGGTTAAGGGTGTCTATAACACGGTCAACCATTTGCTCAATTGGCATGTCGGGGTCAAAGATACCAACCGCAAGCTTGATGAAAGCCTTGTCGCCACTCATTCCTGCGGCACCAAGCTGCGGCCTGACTTTCATCCCATCGACAAAAGCAGGAACAAACTTTGCCTGCACATCCTTGAGGCCATAGCGGCCAAGTGAAGTACGCACCTCTTCAGCAATCTTATTGGTGCGCTCTTCAATCTTCTGGCGAACCTCAATCTGCTCTTCAGGAGAGACAGTCATTGCCTCCTTGCCCGTAGCAATCGCGCTGCGAAGGTCTGTGCCGGGGATATCAGCCGCAGGCACGCTTTCGACCGCTTCAACTGGGGCAGGCTCAACTGATCCAATTGGAGTTGCGTCTGTGGAAAGCTCTTCTGCCGTTACTACGGTTGGCTCAGAAGGGGTAGGTTCAGAAGTTACAGGCTCAGCAACGGGCTCAACAATCGGGACTTCGGAAATCTCTGTGATTTTGTTGCCAAAGTGAGTCCTTTTGCCTCCCTTCCAGATCTCAAGAGGCATGAGACCGATTTCTGGAGACTCGAATGTGTTTACAACGCTATCCTTGAGGAACTTGCCAGCATACTTACCATCGGTATACTTTACACCAATTTTCCCCGGTGAATATTCCGCAATAATCATACTGCCAAGAGGATTTTCAGCCTGAACAATGTCAAGGATCTGGTGGTCTTCTGGCCTTATGAAATAAGTTTTTTGGGACTTTGGCTTTAAGCCTACGTCTGTGACGGGATGCCCCGGATGCGGTGTCTTGACGCGCGTAGTCCCGCCGTCAGGATAAATGGTGTATTCAGACCCAAATGTCGTTTTGAACGTCTTTACGGGGCGCATGCCCTCGCCTGTCGGCTCAACCTTTGGGGTGGCAACTGGAGGGACTTCAGCAGGCTGTGTGACCTGCGGAGGCGTTACCTTCGCTTCAGGGGCCGCAGCCGCAGAGATTTTTGCAGTTGGGATTTCAGCGCCAGTCGGGAGACCCTGAAGGATGATGTTCTTCTTGGATAGCTTCTTGTACTGGTCAACAGCGTTCGTTGCGAGTACTGGATCGCTGAACTCTGCGATGGCATTGCCTTTATAGTCTGCGACCCTAAACCGCTTAACCGGGGCACGAAGCCCGTTCTCTTTTGTGGGCTCAATGGTGATCTGGTCAAGCTTAAGCCTGCCAATCTGGGGCTGAGCAGCAAGCTTCTCAACACCCATATTGACCTCTGCGGCACGCTTCAACTGGTCGCCCTCAAGGCGCTTCGCCGTAATGTCGGTCCTGAGTTCCGTCTGAGCCAAAGACTGCTCTGTGGGCTTTCCAATTGCACCAACGCCCCCAGCAACGCCGCTGATAGCACCACCAGCCAAAGCACCCGCAGCCGCAGCATTAAGGATTTCTTGCTGCACTTCAGGGCCAAACTCACGAAGCTTTTCGGGGTTTGCCTGAGCAAGTTCAATTGCCTGTTGTGCAGGCTCTGTGAGGGCCTCTGTGAGGGCACCTTGACCAGCAGATTTCGCAACCTCTTTAAAGAAGCCCTTCCTTACAATATCAAGAGCGGCCCCGCCACCGGGGAGCTTCCGGGCTATAAGCGTCTCAAATGCAGCATCAAGAGGTGCCTGAGCGATAGCTCCAACACTCGCTGCGGTGAGGTCTATTTCTTCAAGCGGGATGCCCTGTTCCTCCGCTTGGCGCTGCAAATTTCCACCAACAAAGAATGGCAATGATGCTATGGCACCACCTATGAGGCCACCAGCCAAGGCACCAGCGGGGCCACCAAATGCGCCAATTGAAGCGCCTACATAAGCACCACCAACACCAACTGCTGTTTCGGGTGCCGACTGAGCAATGGTTTCGCCTGTGAAAGAGGCAAGGTCGCCAATTCCACCAATCTGAGTGACATCACCCACAGAGGGCTTATACTTATCGGCATACTCTTGGCTTTTCCGGGACTCCTCAAGGAGGTAACCCGAAATCCCCTCAAGGCCTACAGCCTCTGCAGCCTTGCCACCAGCCGCTTCAAGTTTGCCAAGAGAGCTATAGAAGCCAGATTCCAAAGCGCCAATAGGCTCCTCTGGAGGAGGGGCTGGAGGTGGTGCGGGCGGATGAAGTCTGCTGAGATAAGATACAACTTGGTCATCTGACGTTCCGTCAGGGAAGCTGTACGATTTCCCAACTCCGCGAACATAAACTGTGCGAGCCATTAAGTTCCCGGTTTGTAAAGTGAGCTTTTGTTTGGATCGAATTCTTCGACAGGCCCGAATCCATAATTGGATTTCAGGAAGGAATTATAACCTGCCATTTCAGCACCAATGCTGTCGTACATTCTTTGAAGCTTTGAAATTTCTTCTTTTGCGATTTCTGGGTCAAGACCCTTCATAACTTCAAGCTTAATATCATCAATGCGCCGAGAAACATTCTGCTGGCTTCTCTGTAGATCATCAAGCCTGCGAGTCGCAATATCTGTGCGAGCCTTGAGACTGGCTGCGCCCCTCTCCTGCTCTCGCTCCTTTTCCTGCCTGAGATCTTCAGCCTTTCCAATATCATACTCAAGCAAGCCCTTCTCAAGAGCAAGCTTTGCTTCACGCTGTGCTCTGGCCTGCTCTCCCGCAGACTGCGAGAACGCCTGACCTGCGCCAACAAGGCTCTGCATTGTAGTTTTTGACGGATCGAGGAACTGCTCCGCCATAGAAAAGTACCCCTGAGCCTTCTCCCAATCGGAGGGTTCTTGAGCGGCAAGAATTTTCTCAAGGCGGGCGCGATATTCGTCGGGGGTTTCGCCGGGTTCCGGAGGCGGAGTTTCTGCTGGAGGTGCAGGTGCCTTTGGCGGAGTGGTGAGGCTCATGCCACCTGAAGCTCCGGCGGGGATGGTTGGGAAAATACGATTATTCGCTGTGCTTGGGAGAGGCTCGCCAGTATCGAGCGTCCGGTCCATCTGTTCCCCGGTGGGAAGATCCTGAAGCCTCTTTGCCGCCTCAACTGCGCTCTCAGGTGAAGCAAAGCCAGCGAACGGCCCCAAGATACGATTCTCCAAAAGCTCTCGCTGGTAAGCCATGCCCTGACCGTATCTGCCTCCGGTAATCTGGGCTTGCTCATTTAAACGTTTCATATTTTGATCGCTCTGGTACTTTCGAAGAGCGGCGAGTTCTTCTGGCGTCATGCTCGAAAGCTGCTGAACGGTAGGGCTCCTTGACCCGTAAAGCTCACCCATCCTCTGCACTAGGCCCTGAGACTGATACCTCTGCACCATACCGCCGCCGCGCATGGTCTGGCCCTGCTGAGCCATGTCTGCCATTTCCTGCTGTTGCTGGAGTGCCATAACACCCTGCATCGGAGGTGTTTGGGGGATCATAGGAGGAGTGCGAGCGGGGGCATTCACATTCTGCGGCACATTCGCAAGCTGCTTTGTCAGGGTATCAACCACTGATTCTTTGCTTCCGGACCCCGCGAACTGCTGACGGATCTGCTGACGCCTCTGAGCCTCTGCCGCCACAAGAAACGGCGGGATGTCTCCCATAGGCTTCTGTAGAAGCGTCATGAGCCTTGCATCGGGAAGGCCCTTAAGAAGATCTTGCTGTTCAATGATATTGGGCATTTTTACCGCTCGGGATTATTTTATTCTGAAAACAGATGCGGGGCTTGAAAATTTCCCGCTCGGGATTACCGTTCATACATGTCGTAGTACTGGGGCTCAAAATCTGCAAGCCCGCCGCCACGATAGCGATAACCATACGGGACAAGACCACCATTGGCAAAACCAAGGGCCCCACCTATAGACTGGATACCCGAAGAAATACCGCTCAAACCGCCGAGACCCTGCACAATGCCAGCACCAGCAGCGAGACCGCCAAGGATGTTTTGCGTGGTTGATGTTTTTTGGACAGACTGCGGGATTGCGCTGGACCCGCCAGTTAATGAGCCAACAACATTCCCTTGAAGAGCGGCGAGGCCGAGAGGATACTGGAGTTCGGCAAGCCTCCTCTCCTCCTTCTGCTGTCCCGCAGTCTGTTGCGCTGCAAGGTTTGAAAGCTGCATCTGTTTGCGCTGTTCAGCGAGGAGAGCCTGCTGTTGAGCACTACCAGTCTGACCAGCAAGACCCGCGAATTCTGCTTCCTTCGCAGCCGCAGTCTGTGCTGCCTCCTGCTGGCGGGCACCCATTAATCCCTCAAGCCCAGAGAACTCCGTCTGCTTGCCAAATTGACGCGAGGCTTCACCAGCCTGCTGGGCCGCAAGACGATCAGCAATCTCCTTGCTATACAGCCCGGAGCCAGACTCAAACGCCGCCTGAAGGCTCTGAGCGTCCATATCTGCCATCTGCTCAAGATAACCCCTGCGGGCGAGTTCTTCCTGAATCGCCTGACCAGAGCCACCAAAAGCACCAGCCCTTACGGCCTGAGCCTCACGCTCTCCACGGGCTTCGTCATAGGATTTCTTTAAACGCGAACGCTGTCTGTCGGCAACAAGCTCCTCATAGGGAGACATCCTCTGCTGGATGTTTTGGGCCGTGTAGTCGGCCATGTCAAACTGTGCGGGGTCGTATTGGCCCGCCGCCGTGTACATGCCTCCAATATCATCAAAGCGAGTCTTGTTGTATTGGCCAGCATCACCATAAGCCCCGTAGAGGCCTTGCGTCCTCTGGAGAGCCTCAAGCTGCTCGGGATCGCCATACATATAGAGGTTGGGGATTCCGGCGTAATATGCCTGTGTGTAGGAGGATTCAGCAGGATACCCGGCAGTCTGTGCCGCTGTTGCGCCAGCTTTCGCCCGCGCAAGCATATCCTGAACATACGCCTCAAGATCTTTACCGTAGCCTGTCTTTTTCTCTGCCATTTTTATGCCGGAACAAATTCGTTGGGTTCAATTGGTTCGGTGCCCATAATGCGCTCGGAGCCTTCCTCGCGAAGGCGGGCCACCATTGTGTCAAGCACTCTAGCGCCAGCCTCTGTGGAGCCATCGCCAAGTGTGGCGACAGCCCAAGCCGGAACAACATACTCACCGCTTGCAATCCTCACATCCTCACGGCCATCAATAGAGCCGGGGATTAGGTCTGCTACTCCACTGCCCGGACCACTCACCACACCGCCATCGGCGTAGGAGCGCATAAGTTCTGCTGTGGCGTCAGTGCCGAATGTTCTGTCGTAGGCGTCAAGGGCTGACCTAGGGTCAGGATGCTGACCCCGAAGTGCTGCTATACCATCAGCAACCACACCGCCCTTTGCGAGGTTCTGCTTCACAATCCCGCCTGCGGCATAACCCATGCTGCGGCGTGCAAGCTGAGCAAGAGAAGCGGCCTTTGAGCCGTAATCGCTTAAGTAGCCAAGGCCAGAAAGGGCAGACTGAGCGGGGCCAACAGCGAGATACGGGGCTGCATAACCGATAACATCCCCAGCCATAGCGGCTTCCGGCATCTTCTCCTCGCCTTCCTTCATGGCATATTCTTGCTCGGCAAGGGAGCGATAATAATCGGCTTCGCTTTCATAGCCCATCATGTCCATGAGAGCGTCATAGCTATAATCACCAGCAGCAATCCCATACTTAGCAGTGCCGAAGGAAGCCTTGTCTGCGGCGTTGCGGGCTGCTGTGGCGAGGTAGTCGAGATACCCCGGCTCAGTGCGTTTAACACCACCGCCCTCCGCCATCGTCTGGCCCGGACCCTTCTTGCTATAGGGCATCAAGGGTGTGATTGATTTACCGCCAATGCCAGTTGTGGAGGATGTGCCGCTGACATTCCCAAGCTGCGGGGCTGGCTGGTATTCGTTTCTTTGCTGAGACTGGATACCTCCAATCCCTTGATTATAGCCCAGAACAGGCGTTTGCATAAGTTGATTGAGGTCCTGTTCGGGAGCAAGACCGAAGTTCTGAGGGATGTTGTTGAAATACATTTTAGCTCACAATCTTGAGTGTGCCGCTATCGGACCACACACTGCCGGAAGGTAGGTTTGCGGAAGAAGTCGGGACATTCACAATTGTGAGGCCCGAAATGGGGTAGCCAACCGTTTGCTGGCTCAAGTCTGAACCAACGGTTAAGGGACGGATGGCGTTAATTCTTGAAATAACAAAACTAAGCTGCTTGAGCAACCTGTTCATGTATTCTTGGTTGTATTCTTTTGGAGCAAGCGGTAGTGCAGAGTTTGATGTCATTTGCGTCCATCCTGCCGCATATCAAATCTTGGGACCCCGAGACGCCAAGAAACATTAATAACATCACTCTCAACACGAAGAGCCACAGACCTAGCGCGCAAACGTGTAAACACTTGGTTGGTAAATCTATTCACGTTGAGTGTTGCGGCACTATTCCTCTGCACATCTCGCTCATCACCAACGCCAATCTCTCCACCCGGATAATCCTGCGGCTTGATTGTAAACTTCACGATAGGCTGAGTGCCGTTGTTGTCGGTGGAGTTGCGGAATGTGAGGTCAGGAATCACGCGATTGATAAAAAGGAAGCTGTTGCCGTCTTCGATTTCAATCGGGCTTGATTCGATATAGGCATTGATTGGGGATGCGGGGCTTGTGGAGCCGTCATCAAAGCCAGTTTCTTGGTTGTAGAGATATCCATCGGGGCTCGCAGAGCGCGGGGTTGGATGTGCGCGTCTGTCGATCCATGCAGTTCTGGCCATAGAGCCATAATACCACGCGCCCTCCGCATAGTTGTAAACAACATAGCGATCAACTTCGCGGGAGCCGGGAGTCCCGCCTTGGCTTTCAGAAGGGTAGAACCAGATGATCTCATTGTTGCCGGAATCGGCTGAGCAATAAACCTTGTCGCCGTCATCCTTGCTGAGATCAAGAAAAACATAATCCCTGACGGTGCAGGGCATGGGCTCAACCTTACCATTGTAGGTGTAGAAGTTGTTTGTGCCCATCCAGTACGCAACCGCACCAGTCACGATCTTGGCGTTCGGGCCAATAATATCGAAATTCGTACCAACAAGATTGAATCCATAGCCTGTCGGAGGCCCCACATAAGTCATCGTGTAGAGCGATGAATCGGTCCAGATAAGGATTTCTTCGCGGTTCTGGATTGCAGTGACGATATAAGACCCCGAAGAAAGCCGCTGCTCACCGGATGTCTTGGTGGTGTCGGCAATGTCCCAGTTTGTGGGATCAGAAGAATCCGACCACCTCACAATCATCGGGTCTTGTTCTTGCGTCACATCGTATGGATTGCACCCATATGCAATAACCTGTCGGTTCTGGTCCGACACCATAACTTCAGCAGCCACATACGGGAGATACTTCTTCGCATATGCAGACCCAAGATTGCTCAAACTTACTGCGGGGCCGTCATCGTCAGTGATGTCCCAGTAAATGATGGAGGATGTAAACGCATAAGCGCCTGTGCCACCAGAGGTAGTTGAAGTGGCATTGACGTTCGCTACAACAAAGCTGTAGGCGTTGGCATTCACAACGGTGATTGTCTGGGTGCCATTAAGCTGAATTACTGGAATCCCTCCAATATCACTCGTAACATTCCCGATTATAATTGCGTTGCCATTCGAGAACGCATGGTTGGCTTGCGTAACGGTGATGACGTTGCTTGTGTTTGTAACGGAAATTGGATTGGTGCTGAGAACATAGCCGTTGGTGAGGTCGCGCGGACAAGCGATCATGTCCTCGCCATAGTTGTCCACTGTCCATAGGCCGCTGTAGTATGTCGTGACGGTTGTTGCGGGGCCGAATCCCCAACCATAGGAACCAGATATGCCGCCCCACGGGCCAGAGCCCCAGCCTTCAAAAACGGCTGTCTGAGCGATGCCGGGGTGAAATTGATACTGCACAACCACACTCGCGCCGCCACCAGATCCGGTGGATGTGGCGGTATTTGCTGTTGTTACGCTATAAGCGTCCGCGTTAATCACGTTCGAAACAAGAAACTCCTTATTGATGGAGGTCGAAAGAATGCCATTCACATTTGAAGACCCCGAAACTGTGATGTAGTCTCCCAGCACCAGCCCATGATTAACATCAGTAATTGTGATGGCATTTGAGGTGTTGGTTGTCGCGATTGGGTTGTTGCCCAGTGTCAAGCTGCGGCGAAGCGGGGTGATATCAATGATGTCTGATGTGTTGTCCACATAAAACTTGACGTTGGTCGGGCAGGCAAGATACTGAGTGCCAATAAGGCTGGACCAATCATACATCTTTCGGCACACACCGATAAGGGCTTCCTGATTGGAATAGATCCTTGTCCAGCCGCCAATCTTCTCGGGCAGTCCGTTTCTGAAGCGAATATAATCGGAATCAAACCAACCGCCGCTGTTTGCGTAGTTGGTTGAGTCTCGATTAATACCCGGCTGTAATTTGATTTTGGCGAGCATTTAAATGCCCTTAAGAAAGGTTCTTCAGTTTGTAGAGGGTGGTGAGATAAATACCGACAATCTCGTCAAGGATGTTTTCGAGTGCCGGGACACCATGACCGATCTTGGCGCGATTGCGGGAAATCCAGTTGGCATCATCTGTGAGGCACTTGATGATCTCCACAGACTCATCCTTACAGGACAGATCAACGTGACCGATGATCCCCTTCGAGCCCTGACAAGCCTCTACAAGCTTGTCGAGGGCGTCGATAAGGTCATCATAAAACGATCCAAGAGCCTGATGCTCAGCATAGGATTTCGTCTTCCAATGCGCGAGATGCGCTTGGTTACGAGTCCGAAACACCATTGCGATGAGTTCTTCGATCATTTATTTTGCCTGTTTAATTTTGAATTGGTTCGGAAAACTGACCAGTTGCCGGATCATAAACCCAGCCTATGGCAACAGGGCTATCTTCCGGTAATCCGATGATCAAATATCCATCCGGAGCAGGGTCCACAGAAGGGTCTGCCACAATAATATTTTCAACAATATTGGTTGATTGATTTATCAATGCACACCGCATTATGTGTACTCCCAAATTCGGATAAGGCCAGCGCCGCCTGCACCACCAGAAGTCCCGCCGTTATCATTCGTTTCCGCGCCTCCGCCACCGCCAGATCCAGATGAACCTGCGGTCCCGGCAGTTTCATCGGTGCCTCCGCGCCCACTGCCACCAAAAAAAGAACTACCTCCAGAGCCACCCGCAGCGAGGGTAATAGCTGTTGCTGCTGACCCAACTCCGCCTGAGCCAGCGGACCCTGTTACGTTCAAGTCCCCGTTTGACGCAGCACCACCAGCACCACCAGCACCCGAAGCACTATTAAAGCCTCTACTTCCTCCTGCACCACCATTCGATGTAAGAGTTGTTACTCCAACTGTGAATGTGGTATTTCCACCACTGCCGCCCGAGCCGCTGCTTGTACCCGCTGTTCCACTTGCGCCAATAGCGTAGGTGTAGGGAGTGGACGGGGAGACGGTGAAATACTTTGCCGCGTAAGCCCCTGAGCCGCCGCCGCCACCACCTTCGGATTGAGTGTTCGAGCCGTTTGCGCCTCCGCCACCACCGCCCCCACCGACAGCCTCAACATAGATGCTGTTGCACCCTGCTGGCGTTGTGTAGCTTGTGCCGGATGTGAGGATCTGCGGGGCTCGTATCAAAGCTCCGCTTGTGGATACTGTGGAGGAGATGGTGTTTGATGTGGCGTTGATTGTGATGCCTGTGCCAGCAGTAAAGAATCTCATCACATTGGCTGTGTCGTTCCAGCCAAGAACGGCGTTTGCAGCGGGGTCAGTAAGACTTGCGCCAGTGCCGCCGTCTGCGAGGGCCAAGTCCGTGATGCCAGTTACGGAGCCGCCAGTAATGCTTACTGCGTTCGCATTCTGTGTCGCGATTGTTCCGAGACCGAGAGTGGTGCGCTGAGCGGAGGCATCCGCGTCATCGATAAGAGCCGCGCCAGCAATCGATACCGTCACGTTCGAGGCAGAGATATCAAGCGTTCTGTTTGATGTCGCGCCAGTGGTGAGGGTAAGGATTGTGTTGGATGTGAGGTTTGACCCAACGGCAATCGAAAGGATATTCGATCCATCACTATCTCTCACGCTCAGGCTGGAAGCATTCGCCACAACCGAGACATTCGATAGAGATGAATTCGATACAGTGGCACCAGAAATCGAGCCGCCCGTGATGCTCACATTATTTGAGTTCTGAGCCGCAATGGTCCCATTAATCAGGCGGGCATCTGTGCCGTCAACATAGAGGAAGTAGGTGGAGCCATTTGGAATGCTCACACCAGTTTGGCCACTAACCTTGAACGTAACGGCAAAACCACCAGTGGTAGCATTCTTCACCACATAGAGCTTTTCAATCGCGGGGCAAATCACATTGCGTGTGGCTGTGAGAGCACCCGTAAGATTGATCACCATGTTGCGGGATTGGTCTGCGGAGCCATTGCTTGTCGTGAGAGTGGTGTCGGCACCATCCGTTACAGCAACAGAAACATAACCGCCGATAGCCTCTTCAAGGAGAGTGCCGAGGTTGGTATTGGTGGTAGAGCCCCATGTGCCCTGCTGTTCACCAGTACCGATCAGTTCAAGGCGAAGATTGGGAGAATAAGTTGATGCCATTTTCCTATGCCGCTATTTGCGTCCAAGTTACAGAATCTGAGTCGTTGATTGGCGTCCAATTCGGGGTTTGAGAATCAACAACCGATACCCATCCGGGGGTTTGACTGCCAGAGATGGGCGTCCAATTCGGGGTTTGACCATCTGAAATTCCAGTCCAATCGGGGGTCTGGTTCGTGTCGATGAGGCTCCAGATAAGAAGGTTATCATTCACATAACCTGTGGCCTGAACGCCCGTGACATCGACCGTAATGCCACATTTTACAAAGACATCTCCAACCGCCCCGGTAGCGGAAACCCCAGCCACAGGTGTGATGGAGTTTATTATGATTATAACACTGCCGACCGCTGTTGTGGCAGAGACGCCACTCACGGTAATTACTTGATCCGTGGAGATTTCTACGGCCCCGACCTGACCGTCAGCAGAGACCCCGGTTACAGGTGTGTTGGCTTTTGCCACAACACCGACCGACCCAACGGAGCCTGTGGCAGAAACCCCGCTTACGGGGATGATTGAGTTTGTTTTAACCTCAACAGTCCCTGCGCTGCCCGACGATCCAACGCCAGTCACAGGAACGATCGCAGGCTGCTGGATCGTTACAGTTCCAACAGCCCCTGTGGCTTGAAGGCCCGTAACAGAAACAACTGCGCCGCCCTTTGCGACAACTGTTCCAGCCGAACCAGTCGCAGAAACGCCTGTCACGGGGACAATGGCGCGGCCAACCACGTTGACAGTGCCAACCTGTCCAGTCCCCGTCACACCAGTGACGGAAATATTGACGTTCACCTTGACGGTGACTGCACCCACTGAGCCTGTTGCCGAAACACCTGTTACAGGGACAACAGCCTTGGCGGATACAGTGACAGACCCAACAGAGCCCGTTGCACCAGTGTTGAGGATACCGGAGTACCCCCACGGGGCCTCGCCCCAGCCGAACGAGCCCCAACCCTGAAATGGGACAACTACGCCCGGCATTGTTTAAACTTTCTTAGGCGATGCGGATGATCGCGTCAGTGGCGTTTGCTGTGGGGAACACGATCTGGAAGTCGCCGTTTGAAGAAGACTTGTCAGAGCCAAAGGCAAGCGACACAACAGCGCGGTTTGCGTTCGTGTTGTTATAGATCAAGCAACCATTGGCTGTGATTGTGGAGGAAGACCAAGTTGTGTCGGCAAAGTCCACAAAGGCTGTGGTGCCGGAGGTGGTCGGGCTCACTGCGGTGAGAGTGTTGCCACCAGCAGTGTAGTTTGTGCCTGATACCTCGTTTGTTGCGGCATAAACTGTGGTGGTGGCACCAAGTGTGGCGGATGAAGTATAGAGCGCGATCTTGAAGGTGTTGCCGCCGGGGTTGTCGAAGTCGTGCAGTGCCGACATAAGTTCGGACTTGAACGATGTACACATAGCTGTGGAGATGGCCATCAGAGTTTCCTTATAATTTCGGCCATGTCAATATGGCCTTGGCTTGAAAGCTGCGCTGCCAGCGTGGTTCTGTCTGACCTTACAGCCTGTTTCATGTAGTGGGTAATCACGGGGCGGATCTGATCCTTGAACGCAATCGCTTGTTCGCGAATGGCAGGATGAGACTCGCTCGAAATGAAGATAAGCTTGTTGAGAAGATCTTCTGCGACCTCCTCAACCGTGAAGCCCCGCTCATTTGTGGTTCTTACAAGAAAAGACCCAACGGCCCCAAAACCTTGATTCAATTCGGCACAATCCTTGGTTCATTGTTACGGTAAGTGTCGGAGCGGTTGCGGCCTTCACCAATAACCTTAAGAGCCTCGATAGCTTCCTTGTATCTTCCTGCGTAGAGCGAGATAAGATCCGCTTCACCCTTCAGGTAGGAATAAGCCTCGAATAAACATCCATACAAAAGGGCGGTTTCGGCGTTCTCACTCAGCCATGTGCCGGATGTTGCCTCCACAATCGACTGAGGCTCATAGAAGTAATGAAGCTCAACTTCGTAGTTTGAGTTTGGCGGAGGCCCAAGAAGGATCGTGTCGTTGTCGAAGAGAGAGTAGTAGCGCGGCACACCAGTGGTTGTTGTAGATGGATAGGCTTCGCGCATGAACGCCACATCCTTTGGCAGGAGGTATTCATAATTGCCGTTGTTATTCACAGCAATTGAATATGTGGCGAGGTAGTCTGTTGGGGTGGAGAGGTAGCGGTTGCCGCTTGATAATGTCCCCGTCACGTTCTTCTTCAGAACAGGGATCTGCACATCATAATAGATACGTTGCTCCGCCTGCCGAATGATTGTGTTCATATCGGCAGTAGGAACACCATTGGCATCTGTTTGGAGATACCCGTGGATGGCGTCTACAAGCTGTGCGTAGGTGAAGGACATGTTAGCCCTGCTTCTCCGAGATCTTCAAACCCCGTGTGGCAGCACCGCCGCCACGCATCTTGAGTGGCTTCTTCAGCACCTTCATATTGCCCACATTCACACCCCGCCTCATGCCATTCTCAACTGTGGCATCGGAGGGAAGCTTGAGCCGTGCGTTCTGCTTTGCCATTATACCATCCTTCCCTTTGTCTTACCGCGCTTAGCGCAGCCATTCGCCTTCACAAGGCCACCCTTGGCGAGAGCCATACCAACGCCCTTACGAGCAAGGCCACCGCCCTTCATGCCATAACCTTTCTGTCCCGGCTGACGCGGTGCTGTCATGTCAACCTTGGGGACTGGCGTGGGCAACCGCCCCGTCACCGGATCTGGCCTCATGCCAGAAATAGGCTTGCTTTCAATCTGGGCAATAGAAGGAATCCCAGCACGATTTCGAGCGTAATCAGGGTTAATGCGTCCCGGAGCATCCGACACCCCGCGTATTCCCGGAGTTCTTCCACCACCACCAATTTGGATGTTTGTCCCGCGACCGAAGTCTAATTTCTTGGGCATACCGGGCGACTCAGAGCCCTTTCCATCCGGGCGCATGGGCGGCACAGACCTTCGCTGCGCGATTGCTGCGGGCAATCCGGTGGTTGAATCACGCAGCGGCGGCACCACAACACCACCCGGACCCTGAACAGGAACACCACCGCCGCCACGAATCCGACCACCCGGACCACGCACAGGATTGATTCCGGGGTTTGCCTTCCTGTAATCACGGAGGCCCATCCGATAAGACTTAAGCTCATCGCGGGTGTCAACCGGGCTTGCGAGTTCGGGCTTGTATCCCGGGAAGCGCGAAGACATCTTTCCAAACTTCTCCTGAATCCGCTTGGTCATCCGCGCGTCACGAGTCATGCCGCCCGTCTTGGGCATACCGGGCGACTCAGAGCCCTTTCCACCCGGGCCACGAATCGGCATCGTTGTGTAGTCAGGGGCACCCTTGATGGGGCCGCGTTCATTCGGCTGTGTGCCGCGCTGCATCATTGCGTTGGCCATACCGCCGTCCATCATACGCTTCATCTTCTTTTTCTTCTTCGGCACAGTTGTGACAGTGCCGGAACCAACATAGTCGCCAGACTTGGGCTCTGTGCGCTCAATGAGCGCCTTCATCTCTGAAGTGTCTTTCTTGCTGTAGCCGATGGGCTTCTTCTTATGCATTTTATTTCTTTCTTTCTTTACATCTCACCTGAGTAGGTGACTTGGCTCTTAACGCCATTAATAACAAGAGAGATAATCCCAACCTGTCCTGTGGCGTAAACTGCGGGGTTTCCAACGGGGTTCCAGCCCCAAAGCTCTCGGCTCTCTACCTGAGCAGTGTCTGGGCGGGGATTAAGAAGCGCAATTGGGTCATTAATCGGAACGCGGCCAATGAAGTACTGCGGATGGTCCTTGTCGAGGCAATAGGTGCAATTCTTGAGGTTGGTTGCGCGACCCGCGACAACCTGAACTTTAAGCTCGTTGAGGTCGTAACGCTGGCCGCAGGTGTCGCAGAAACCGAACGCCCGCCTACCTCTTGCATACGGTACACTCATTAGAAATTATACCCCACAAATGGTGTAAACCGTACACTGGAGCGATCACGATCTTCGTCAGCCGCAAGCTGGAAAGCCTCATCATAGAGGTCCTTGAGCATCGAAATGCGGTCCTGAGCCTCGGGACGCTTGAGCGCGATGTGGTATGCCAACCCCGCAGCTAGGGCGTTGTAGAACCGGAACGGCACTTGAATGGTTTGGCTGATAGGATTGGTGGCATCGTCAAGTCGCTTCAGATACCAATAAGCCAGCGTGTATGGCGTGCTGGAGTCAGGGACAGGCCACAGCGTGATTTGCGGCGAGGATGTCGCCCTATTGACGTAGATCTGATACGGCCTGCCAGTTTGCTCCTTTGTGGGGATGTTGGCATAAGTCGATACAGAAATGCGGTTGAGCGAAATATCGGTGGGAATTCCCGCACTGCTTGTGCGAGTTAAATGCTCAATATAATCCACAGCGTCAGCCGGGAGACCATCAGCGGTGGTGTAGGTTTTTTGACCCGGCACAAGTGTGAGAGTGCCGGAAGCAACAGTCCAAAGATTTAAACCCTTGTTTGCCCACTCGGTCAAAAGGAAATTAAGGCTGCGGCGAGCCGTTTTAAGGTCGTAGCCAGAGCGGAGTTCGAGGCCCGCTCTCTCGAACGCCTCTTCCACGATCTCCCCAATATCGGGGTCCCAAGTTGTTGTGCCGCTTGTTGTCATGTTTAAACCTTAATGTGAGCCCCGCTCCAAGAGGCATCCGCCGATTAAAGGAGCCGCCTACCCAAACGCTCACCGCCCGACTTCGTTAAAAGCTTCCCCTGTTGCCCCTATCACCGCTCTTCGGGCCAAGCTTTTTAGAACCCCGAAGATGCAAAGGCTTTGCCCTGCGGCGGTGCTTAGTCTTGTAGAGAGTCACAACGGCACCAATAGACTGCTTATTCAACATTAAATTTATCCAATTGCCCGCTGAGCCGCGAGCCTTTCAGCCAAGTATGTTTGATACTGATTATAGTTCGGATCACTCGGAGATGGAATATTTATGCCAAGATCCCACATGTAATAGATGTCGGGGCGGCGTCCGGAAGGCGTTGACGGCGTGTCGGGTGTCGGGGTCGTTGTTTCGTCACCCTTTGGCTTATTGACAAGGGCGGCAATGCCAGAATTTCCTTTATCTCCACCACCAAGACCATCACCGCCAAGCCCTGAACCACCACCTATTACGCCAGAGTTACCCGGACCACCAACCTGTGGCACTCCAGTCTCACCCGGCCTATACCTTGTGTTTGCCTCACGGGCGTATTCATAGAGTGCTTGCTGCTCATACGAAGGCCGAGAGAGAAACTTCTCCGGGCTTTCAATCGACATAAGCTTCTTGGCAGTTCCCACTGCCACTTTTGTCGGGGCACCGAAAGTAACGATGCGCTCAACCACATCTGAAACCTTTGCCCTCACCTTTTCAGGGTTCGTCAAATATGGGTCAACATCGTCATATCTGAGCGCGCGAGACCTGTTCACCACTTTTGCCATGTCTTCTGGACTTAAGGGCGTGGTAACTTCATCTCGCATGAGGCCAAGCTGATCTGGATCGTTCAGGAAATCTTCATTTGTATAAACATTCTTCGGGAAGCCAGCTTTTTTTGCAGCATCTGCGGCCTCTTCACCGAAGAGCCCATAAAATTCTTCCTCATCAAGACCATACTTTTCAGCATACTCCTCTGGCACCCCACCTTCGTAAATCTCTGGTTCATCTTCAACATTTGAAAGCTTTTCGGTCGGAAGTTTGCCAAAATCACCGAAATAGGACCTTGAAGGTGTAGTTACAGTTCTGTCCCCGATATCTCCAAAATAAGATCTTGAGGGTGTTGTAACTGCCCTTTCTCCAATGTCTCCAAAGTAAGACTTTGATGGAGTTGTCACGGTCCTATTATCGATGTCGCCAAAATACGACCTTGAGGGAGATATAGTTTCTCTTTCATTTAGACCGCCGAAGTACGACCTTGATGGCGTAGAAGGCTTGAAATCTGGCACATCTCCAAAATAACTGGATTGAGCCGGAAGGCTCGGTGTATAAGACATGCCACGAGACCTGTCGAAAACCTGATTCATTCGGTCAAGAGTCTTTTGGGATGTATTATAGAGCATCCTCTCGTCTGGCGCGCCCTGCACAAAGTAAGACGGAGATTGTGCAGCAATTTCTCCCATTCTTTGCCTGAGTACGGGATCTTCAGGTATGAGCCTGTCGTATGTTTGCTTAAGCCTCTTCCCCTCTAAAGTAGGATCTGACGAAATCCTTTCGTACTTAGGAGATATAACAAAGCTTTCCGGAGGGCCACCATCATAAGTTGGAGCCCTGTCAACGATCCTCTTGGCATATCCCGGTGGCTGCTGATAAGACTCCATCAGCCCGCGAAGTCTGGCCGCTTCTTGGGCGGCTGTATCTTTTGTCGGCACAACGGCACTTCTTCCCACACTCGGCGGGCGGGCAAGATCCGGATACTTAATAAGACCCGGAACAAAAGCCCTTTCAGGCGTAGAAGAAGTGGGAACAATTGTTGTGCCAGCGCGGGCAATCTGCTCAGCCCTTGCTTTAGACACAGCTTTTGGACTGGCCTCCGCAGTTCCAAAAAGATGGGAGCCAACACGCTCAAACTTTGTTTTATCGCCCGCCCAGTCAGGCTCACGCCTTACTTCAGCAGGGTTGTAGTAGTGGGTAGCTGTCAAGACCTTTGGGCTTGCCGTTTTCGAGAATGTGCTCTCTGGGTTCATCGCCTGATACATGGCGTTTACACCCTGCTGGTATGTTTTAGAGCCCGGAACAGCGGCGCGGTAGGGGTCGTTCTGCATCCTGTAGGCATCGTACTGGTCTGCGAGAGAAGCAAAATCATCACCGCCCATGTAACCGTAGGGGCTTCCCTCCTGCTGGGCGAGTGCCGTTCTGTTGCCAAATGTGTTTGCTACGGCTGCTTTACCAAAGTCACTTTCTCCAGCAGCCTCGCCAGCAACTGTTTTTGCAAGGCGACTGTACTGATCGGGAGTGTAGTTTGTGCCAAAACGCTGGTTGTATGTTTGCGTAGCCTTCGCCACAATAGCCCTGTCAGCATCCGCAACCGTCTTATAAATAGAAGGCGTAGGCGCAACATCGCCCATAGCAGCCCTTGCGGCTGAAGGTGAAAGCGGTTGGCTTGTTTTAATTGTCGCGGTCGGAACTGTGACCCCACGGGTCGCATCTTGCTTTGGAGGTGCTGGAGCTTTTACGCTTTGAATTGCCCCCTTGATCTTCCCACCGGGAGGAGCCTTCACACTTACAGGCGTGCCCATAGGGCCGACATTGACCGTGCGGCCCGTATCAGCCTTGAATGCGGGTGACTTCTGTGCGCTTACTGTGTTGGTCCTGTTTGTAGAGCTTATTGCAGATTTATCAGGTGTGCTTGCCCCAGCAACATTTCTGATACCGCCATCACGCCCAGCAACATCTCCTCTGCTGACCCCGGGAGATGATGGCCTATTTGCCCCTACACCACCTCTGGTGCCACTGTCGCGACCACCAACATCTCCTCTGCTGGCCCCGGAAGATGATGGTCGATTCGCTCCAACGCTATCTCTGATGCCACCGTCACGGCCACCGCTGGATGGCCTTGATCCTGCGCCTGCCGCCTTGCTTGTGGAGGCGGGGCTCTTTGCGGAGCCACCGCTCATTGCTCCAGCGGGCGGGAAGGACGGAAGACCTCTCGGGCCTCTTTCTTGATTATTTCCGTTTAAACGCTTAAGTGCCTGCATCTCCTGATAATTGAGATAGGCAAGATATTCCTTGGGACGGCCTTTCCCCGGATTATATGTGAGAGGTGCTGTTACTTTTTTCTTGCTCATCAAAGCGTTCTCTTCGGACGGCGGGGTCTGCGGGGTCTGCGCGCCTCAGAGAGCGCAATGGCGATGGCCTGCTTCTTCTTCTTCACCTTCTGGCCAGAACTAGATTTGAGGCTTCCCACCTTAAATTCTTTCATTACCCTGCTGACCTTGCCGGGGCGGGTGGTTTGCTTGCCCATATTTCCGCGACCTATAGCCATCATTCACACCGCTTTTTTCTGTGGTTCCACCTACCACCCCGAAGCTCACACTTACGCCATTCGGCTTCCTGCTCTGGAGGCATTCTTTTGGTGATATATTCAATCAAATGTGGCATCCCGGCACGGAGCATCACAGTGCCGAGACCAAACCAAAATGAGGGGCGCTGTGCGACGAGGAACCCACCAGCAACCACGCCAATGAGAGCAGCCGCAAGCAGCGCCGCCTCAATCCATGTCACTTCTTCGACCAGACCGACCAAGCGGCTGTGAAGATCACACCGATGGCACCGATAATCTCAGAGGCCATAGCCTGATCAATCAGGCCAGTACCAACAAGATAACCGCTACCAGCCGCAAGCACAGCGCGAGCGATGCCCCAAACCATATCCTTCGTCATTTCTTGCTTCCTGTTTTAGTGCCGGGATATTCCTTCCACGGCAGTTGATAGTGAGGTCCGTCCTTGAAAGAGGTCCAATCACCGCCCCATTCAAGCAGGACCTCCTCTGCTTTGGCCGCAGCCTTCATGGCCTTAGCTATCTTATCATACAATGGCCAATCCCAACGAACCTTGCCATCAAGCATGGCCACAACATCAATCGCGTGAGCGAAGCTATTCGCGGCAGGGATGTGCCGGGAACGAAGTGTTTTGGATGCCCCCTTCTTCACGAGGATCTTTTGCTCTTCGAGAGTGCGGGGTCCGCATGTAATGCCGAATGTGAATTCTTCATCACCCCAGTCTTTCGCACAACGCATAACAACCCGGACAAGATCCGGATGCACCCCTTTAAGTTTCGCCAAAGATGATTTCGAGAATTCCATGCTACCTACCAAAAGGCCAGACGGTCATGATCTTTGTCATAAAGCCACCGATTGCGGCAGACAATCCACCAACAAGCATAAGCATCTTCCAGCCACCGCTTGCTTTATCAAGGGTTGCAAGAATTGACTTGATGTCGCTTTTCATTTCGGCAACATCCTTCTCCAGACGCTCTACCTGCACTTCCATTCTCGCAACCGAAACTTCAACTTTGTCCATTTTTACCGAAACCTCGCCGTTTTTGCGGCTATCTTTTTGGGTTGCGGGACAAACTGCTTGCCCTTCTTTGTGCCTTCACGCTTCGCCTTGGTTGTGGCGGCGTATTCTTTCGAGGTGAGAGATTCGCGGGCTTTCTTTGGGAGATAGCGCTCTCCAGTCTTGCCGGAGGGCTTCCCGCTCTTTGTGCCCCAATCTTCCTTGGACCACTTGCTCATGGACTTCTGGGCGGAGGTTTTTTCGCCAGAATATCCACCACCCTTGCTTTTGTAGATCTTTCCAGCAAGCTGCATAGCCCGGGCAGAATGCTTCCCGCCCATCTTTGCCTTAGCTTCCGCCTTAGCCCTCGACCACAATGCTTCGTTGGTGCGTCCCATTTAACAATTCCACGCGCGGAGGGATTTATTGATGCGGCTGTTGGGGTCTTTGGCAGTTTTAGAAGAGGTGAGTTTCTTCTTCATACCGCTCATCCGGGCGCAGAATGACTTCTTGCGGGCACCACCTTCAGGCTGCGGAGGCTTGAGGTTCATACCCTGCTTCTTTGCGGAGGCACGGCCTTTGGCGTTTAAACCTCCGCTTTTGCTTTGGCCTTCTGATCTTTGCCAAGACGGGGTTTTAAACTTTTTAGTTGAAGATTTTGCCATTTTAAGGCCCCGCAAGATATTAAATCAAACAGGCGGAACAGGCGCAGGAGGCTGGATTGGCGTGATCGGCGGCACGATGGCTGCGGCTTCTGCTGCGGCCTGCTGCTGGTCCCACTGGTAGGCCTGCTGGAGGATGCTGTTCATCACGCTTTCCGCATAAGCAGTCACAGCCTCTTCCGGCGTGGCGGGGCGGGATACCCATGCCTGCTGCTGGATGAACTCGGGCGGGTCCAGCGGGTCGGGCTGATCGGGCGACCATGCGGGGTTGGGAATGTCGGTGATGACGTTCTCAGTCACGGTGCCGTAGGGCGTTGCGGCCATGAGATAGGCCACGATGCGCTCGCTGTCGGCGTCAGACAGTTCCATCTGCACCGTGAGCGTGAGGGAGGGGCTGACAACCCCGTAATTGACAAGGGCCATTATTCAGTCTCCTGCGGTTCAATTGCGTTGAGCGGTACGCCTTTGAAGTCTGGCGTCACGTTGGACTTCGGTGCGTTGGCTTCGGCCACTGCGGCTTCCAGCTTGACGTAGATCGGCACGGCAGCTTTGGCTCCTTGGATGCCTGTCGCCTTGACGGCGGCGTCTAGCAGCGCGCCGAGGGCCTGTACTTCGTCTTGAGAGAGGGTGAGGTTGATCATAGGTTCTCCTGAATTAAACGACACACGGCACGCGGTATGCAGTTCCGGTGCTGTCGTAAAGGGTGAGGTATCCTGTCACAACAATAGATCCTGCCGTGTAGGCGGTGTCGGTGGTCAGCTTGCCCTGCACGGATGCGAAGGCGGTGTCATCCGCAAGGCGAGCCTGTAGCGTGGTGCTGGACCGCTTGAGGGCGGGGAAGGAGGAGGTGGTGCCGCCGAACTGGAGGCGGTCGAAGTCGGCTGAGGCGTTATTTGAAAAACGAATTACGCCGTCGGCTGGAGATGACAGTCGTGAGCGGGAAGAAAACCCAATATGTGACGTTGCACCAGCATTAACTGCATTTGCAAACGTCGCATCGGTGGTGCTAGCAATCGTCAGCGCCGTAGCCAGCGCATTCTGCGCCGATCCCGACGAACCAGCCGGGGCGACTTGGAAGATGATGGAGCCGCCAGCGCCCGTGCCTGTACCTTGAGAGCCAGTGATGGTGAGGTTCGCGCCAGCGGTGTTCGTTGTGCCAGCAACGACCGACTGGACGGAGAGCGTCTGCGCTACGGGTGCGGCAGCATCAGCAGCGCCAAAGCGGAGGTTGGCGGCTCCACGGCGGGTGAGGAAGAGGTCTGCTACTCCCGACGCCGCAGAGGAACTTGTCCAAGCATAATAATCATCGCTTGGTATTTTGACGCCAGAAAGCGTTGCGCTGAAAGTATATGTCCCACCAAGCGCAAGACCAAAAACATAAGCGCTTTCCCAAAACAAGCGGCTTGTCTGATCTGTTACGTTAGCTAAAAATGGGGTTGATTGCCCGCCAACAGGAACGACGATGCGGCCAGTTTTATCTATGCGCAACTGGCTTGTTCCACCCACCTGCAAGTCCATCAGCAGCGAAGCCGCATTGCTTGCCGTGTCGGTGGCGTTATACTTCAGCCCGGTGAACGTAACCGCCGCGTTGTTCCATGTCTGGGACATATTCAGCACGGGTGCGTCGGCGGTGATGGTTGCGCCTGAGAGTGTCGTGGAGCCAAGCAGTGTGGTTGCAACCGCTTGCGTGGTATAAACACTCGGCGATGCAGCAGCCTGACTGTCTGCACCAAACAGGAAGCCTGTGGTGGGCAGCGTGGTGTCTGGCGTTTCGGTCTTCAGATTAATGTCGGCCATGTGTTATGGTCCCCAAGTAAGATAGTTGCCCGATCCCCAGATCAGATAATTGCCCGTGTCCCACACAAGCCCATTGCCCGATGGTCCGGGAGGAGCGCCACCAAATAAGCCTCTGATACCAACTCTTCCGACCGCCCCATAAAACATCAGAGCATCTCTGTGATATAAAGATTGCCACTGGCGCTAAGCTGAATCCCGGCAACCTTAATAGTTTCGTAGCCGTTTACACGGAAATACTCAGGAATATTTGCCGCGATAGGCATGTTTGCCGTTGTTGCGGTCGGGGTTCCAGTGCCGATGTTGATGAAACACGCAGTGGTTGCAAGAACACGAATCACAACCGTGTTTTTGCTGAGCGCGTTTGCTGTTGCCGCGCTTGAACCGCTGATCGCCACGGTCTGTGTGGTGGAAGGAAGGAGCGCCTGAATCGCATGATTTAGGTGATCCTTCGCCAAAGAAGTTGTGGTCATGGCCTCTCCATATGGGTTTGACGGGGCCGAAACCCCGCCAGATCATTAAACAGCGGCGCTGAAGGGCGTGGCAGGGGAGCCAGAGCCAACAAGATTGGCCGTCACGATCCAATCACCAGCGGCAGCATCGTAGCACTCAATATAGCTGCCAGCGAGACCACCAGTTGTGGAGCCATTCATTGTAAGGGTGTCGGACGCGGGGAGCGTGCCAAAAACCGAGGCTGTAGCGCCACCAACCGAAGCCGTGCCGTTGAATGTGTCGGAGGCGTTCGCAACCTGAATAATACCGCTGCTTGTAAACGTGGTGCCGACAATGAAGCGATAGACAGCCTGCGAGCCAGTAGAGGCAGGGAGTGTAACGGTCATGCCGCCAGCGCGGTTAAGGGGGATAAGCTCACCATTGTAGGCATCAGCGAGGCCATTGGCCGCTGTGATGACAAGTGTGGCACTGGTGACAGAGGCGGCAACCGAGTCGGTGCCAGAAATGAAACCAGCGAGGGACCGTACCGGACCCGAAAATGTAGTGATAGCCATTGTATTATCCTTGCAGGATTTTGACCAGTCAGTCTCTGCAAGCGTCTGCCGGGACAGTCTGAAAGGCCGGGTTGCCCGGTTCCCAAGTGTTGGGGGTACTTAAATTTTAACACAAATAAAAAGGCCCCCGAAGGGGCCTTTTCTTAAGTTGTAGGGGGCGATTAAGCGCCGGGGGAGCCCCAGATGCCGAGCGGATCTGACACGCCGTAGGAGTAACGCTCACGGGCCTTATACCGCACGTTGCCTGTATCGAAGTCGCCATCCATAGACGTAGACATCGGTGTACGAACGAAGTGCTTCATGCCGTTCGGAACGTCCGTGCAGAGGTAGTAGGAGTCGGTGTCTGTAAGGTAGTGGTTTACAGAGTAACCTTCCGGGATCGTGCCGTTGGTCTTGATCGCGTTGATGTCGTTGTCGGCAGTTGCTGTGCGGAGTTCAGTCTCCAGCAGGCGCGTAGCCACGAACATCAGGTTCGGCGGAACGATCAGCTTACGCGGGCGAGCCGCAATAAGCAGACCGCGCTCGTCCTTCCAACCAGCAATCTGAATCACAGCGGCCTCAAGCGAGGTCTCGTTCAGATCGGCGGGGGTGGACTGCGTGTTGTTGTTTGTGGCACCAGACACCAGAGGGTGGGCAGTGTTAAACAACGTGACGCCGTCACCCGACACAAACGAACCACCAGAGAAGCCGTTGTTCAGCGGGAAAGCCGCCTTAACCTGCTTCGTGTAGGCCATCGAACGGGCGAGAGCCTTGGTGTAACGCGAGGAGAGCGAATCGTAGAGGTTATCTTCCATCGCCTCTTCGGTGATGGAGAAGCCCATAGCGATTGTTTCGTGGTTGTAACGGGCAGTCCAGACTTCCTGCGCGTTATCATAGGAGATGGCAGAGCCTTCGGCCTTAACCGGGGCAGTGCCGAAGCCCGAAAGCTTCAGTTCCTCTTCAAACGAACGCTCGGAGGTTTCTGTTTCGTAGACAGCCTCGTCTTCGTTTTCGTACTTCTTATACTCAAGACCGAACAGGGCATTCAAACCCGGAAGCAGTTCCTTGAGAAGTTGTGCGCGTGAAATAGCCATTTTCTATATTCTCCTATTACACGCCAGTCGGGTTCATATACGAATGACCGTAGGTCATTGTAACCGCAGCGTTCGATGAATTGCTCGAAACAGCGGCGGGCATGTTCCACTTGACCAGAAGATCGGTGAAAGCATCACCAACCGCAGACTCCGGGCCGTCAACAAAGCCAACGATGCGAAGCGGCAGCGTTGCAGTAACGGCGGCGGAAGCCACATCAGCAGATGTTTCCGAGTTGCCAGTGGCAGTGTCACCAGAGAACGTGCTGAAGCCGATATTGATGCCAAGCGATGTCTGAGGGACAGTATCGTCTGCCTGAACCTGCATCACAACGTCCGGATCATCCACCACATACGCAAAAGCGTCAGTGGCGACAGTGCCCGAGGGCCAGTACTGCTGGAAGAGCTTGTACTTCAGATTCGGATCTGTGAAGGTGCAACCAACAAAAACACCAACAACGCCAGTCGCGGCAATGGTGGTGGTGCCAGTTTCTGCAACAACAACGCCGGAAGCGTTGATACTTACAGGCTGGCCGTAGAAGATATTCGCGGCATACGCATTTGCAATCTTGATCAGACGGGTGGAGCCAGCATAGGGCTGACCGCCGATAAGATTAACAGGGCGCAGGCCATAGGGGGCTGCTGTAGAAGCCATGTTTTTTTACCTTGTTTAAAGCCGGGTTAACCCCGGCCCTTGCCAAATGTTACCCGCGTTGTGATCTCCGGCTTGGAGAGCGGCATACGCGGATCGTTTTCACGCATGAAGTTGTTTTCCACGGAGACCATCTGATTCTGGGCAGTTTGACGGTAGTAGGTGTCACGCTCAGTCATTGTTTCTTCCGGGGCCTTGCAGAGAAGAAGGCCACCAACCTCAATATTTTCCTTGAAATCCGAATTACGGTCACGCAACACAGTTATTTCAGGATGTTCCTCTGCCTTTACAGGCTCCCATCCCTGACGAAACTTGGACGAAACATTTGTGTTGTCCGAGCTATTCAGAGTGGAGGTGCGGACCCAGCGATAACGCCAGCCATCCTTCTTATCTGGTTCGGGAAGAACCGTGGGCGGAGCCCAAGACTTCTTGCGCGAAGATGCTTCGCGGTTATCGCTTTCGCGAGGTGTGCGCTTATCCATTCATGGACCTCAATTTTTCAGCAGCGTACTGCTCGATTGTCAATCCGAGGCGCTTAGCGATAGCAACTTCGGATGCCGATAGCTGGATTTTGCGTGGTGGGGTCGAATTTCTTTTTACTGGAGCGACCACTACACTCTTGTTCTGCTGAGTCGGCTTGCTATCGGCGTAATCATCATCAGCAGCAATATGCGGGTAGCGCTTACGCACTTCCCTGTCGAGCGCATTCCAGTAATCTTCGGTACTGGGATCTATACGCTCAAAAACTACAAGTCGGTCATGGATGTGCCGCGCGTAATCGGTCATCTCGCGGTCACGACCAAACCAAGTATTCTTTCTTGCCCATGCCACCGTCCGGGCATCCGGCGTTGGCGGCGGGGTTTGAGGCTGATACTGAGGCGGAGGTTCGGGTTCGAATTCCTCAATCTCAACGGGGCGGAAGCCCCTTACCTTGTCTGCCTCAATTGAGAGGCGCGCAAGGTCCTTGTGTGCATCAACCTGCTTATCGATGTCCCCGAGTTCCATAGCCTCCCTGAGACGCCGCTTGGCAACCTCAAGTTCGCTCTCAACCCGGGTCTGCATCTGATCAGCGATAATCGACTGACCAGAATGCAGAGCCTTCTTCAGGTTGGCATTTTCAGCCATAACCTGCTTAGCATAGCCCGCAAGCGCAGACTGCTGGCGCTCAAGCTCCTCTTTCGCACGGCGTTCTTCGTGGTACTCGTACTTGAGCTTGCTTATGCGCTTCTTGACCTTATCGCTGTACTGAGATACCTCGTCTTCCTCTGGAAGATCGGGCTCACCAGCACGGCGGGGCCTATTTTTATCTTCAGGCGGAGTATCGTCTACGATCTCTACCTGAAGATCGGTTTCCGTGTCCGCAATCTTGTCGGACTCCGGGCCAACCGCTTCATTATCCATGTCGCTCATGCCCGCTCAATCCCCTCTGGATTATCAAGGATCGCCTCAACGCTATCGTCGTTGATCAGGCGGAACTCCTTGCCCCCTACCTTGAATCGTGTGCCGGAATAAGCACGGAACATGATCCAACTTCCCGGCTCACAATAAGGGCCTTCGGGGAAACGGTCGGGGTCTGAATAGCAATCAGGCCCCATACTGAGGACTTGACCAACAATGCTGGCCGTTTCCTCCTTGGTTTTCAGAACATCCGGTCGGATGATCCCGCCCTTGGTCTTTTCCTCGACCTCCGGCACTGCAATAAGAATCCTATAGCCTGTGGGGCGAGGAAGCTTATTAAGGATTTCTTTCGAAACCTTGATCTCAGAGTACATGCGTGTCCTTCACGTTTTGTGCGCCAATTGGCGATTGCATCTTACGATGTAATCCAATCATACAACAAGAAAGACATGTAAACAAAATCAGTCTTCGTCTTTGTTTTTCTTTTCAATATCAAGTATTTCCCTCTCAGACATAGCAAGACCAGCAATAACGCCAGTCATATACTTATACTGATGGAAGTCTTGAGCCCCGCCAAGGGCAAGATCATCTGCAAAATCGTTCATCATTTGGCGGATCTTACCCTTTAAAATAAAGAATTCGCTCAATTACCTGCCTCCGGTTCGTGCATTTGAAGAGAGCGTCTGGCCGACCACTTTAGCCGTTTCCAAGAGGATCTTGTCCTCTTTGTACTTGGCGTCTGTTTCGGCTTGCTTTTCCTTGACCTTGACCGCTTCGTCCTTGATACGAAGCTCTTCACGCTGCATGACTGTGAGCGGGTCATTTTCCTCCTGCTGTTGCTTCGCGGCCTTGGACTCTTCGTTGTGCTGCTGGAGGAGTCGATCAGCGGCAACAGAGGCCAGTTTCGCGATATCGTTCTCGACATCCGGCGGAAGCTTCTCGCCAATCTGGGGAAGGCTCACGCCAAGCTTGAGTTCAATCTGACGCCTATAAGAGTAGGCGAAGTGTTCAGCAAGGTGCTGCTGCATGGCCCCGACGAAGGTTTGGGCATTCGGGCTCTGCGACACAAACTGCTGGTAGATTGGGTCCTGCATAAACGCGGTATGCACCTTGATATGGGCATCGTGGTCCTGTTCAAGGAACACCGTGATCGGCTTGCCAGACATGACGTTCATGTTTTCCGTCACAGGGTCTGTGGAGACGGCCTGTTCCTGACTTTGAATAATCAAATCCACGTTCTGCACGTTTAAAGCATGAAGCATCTGCCTGTGGAGAAGTTCCATGTTATACATGCCCGGAGGCGCGTTCTGGGCAAGCTGCATCGCCGCCTGATACTGCATAACCTTCTGGGCCATTGTGGAGGCGTTCGGGTCCGAAACGGGGATGATATCAACCCGGTCATCAAAATCCTGCCCACGATTGGCGGGGGTGGATTCCTCCTCTGATGCAGCATACTCATACTCTGGGCCCATATACTCCTTCACAACCTCGGCAATAAGTTTAAACTCTTTGCCAAGAGAGTCGTGAACGCGAGCCTGCACGGCAGACATCACCTTCATGGACCGCTCAAGGAGGGCTAGGGTGGTACCGACAGGAGCTTCGGGGTTTGAATTCCCGATATCCATTTCCGCAATAGATCCAATTCTGCGGCCCTCATCAACAAGGTTCCCGAGAAGCTGGTAAAGAACGCTTGAAGGTTCTTTGTAGGGGAGGAAGGTGATTGAATCCCGGATATTGCCAGAAGCAACATCTACGTCCCGGAACTCTCCCGGCATGATCGGGTTGTCATCTCCTTTGATCCGGAGTCCGCGTGCCTTGAGTCCTCCCGGTAGGTTTGACAGAGTGCCAGCATCAACAAGTTGGCGGAGGATTGAAGTGGCGCTTTTAGCGATTCCCCCAATAAGGTGAATGAGCCCAGTGCCGTAGAAACCGAGGCCCGGAAGATACTGATAATGGACAAAGTACTGCCTCTTTTCAAATGCGGGGTCTCCTTCCCGCCAGTTACGGCGGATTGCGAGAACTTCGCGGCTGGATTTTTCGATAGTAACAACATAGGGGAGTTCGATACCATCGGGGTTTTCAAAACCCGGAAGATCAAGATCGACACACATCTCAAGGATTGTGTGCCGGGTGTCATCTGTGAAGGATGGGGTCTCGCCCTTTACCTTGTCATACTTCTTTTGAAGGCTAGAGTAGTCTGGAGAAGGAACGGGAATATCAATGTCCCGGTAAAAACCACTAACCTGTAGCTTCCGAAGTTCATTCGGATATGTTCGCGTTACATGGGTGTAGCGCGGGCAAGCGGCGAGATCTGTAGTGCCGTAGGCAACAACGAAGTCCTCCGCAGGCACAAAAACTGCTGCGGGGCGGTCGTTGATTGTGTTGTAGTAGACTTTGCGGAAGGCGGAACCAGCAAGCGGGAGGCGGAACAGAAGCTGCTCGGTCTCGGACCTGTAGTCGGTCATCTTCTCAGTAACGATAAAATTCATCTCTTCCTGAACGCGGTGAGCCTGCTTCAGGAGTTCTTCATTCGACTTCCCCACAATCTTGGTCCGGACGGGGCCTTGAGAGGGGAAAACCTCCATAATAGTTTGGGCCTGAAACCGAATAACGGCCTCAGTGAGGACGGGATGATACACACCACAGGCACCCGGCCAAGGCATTGTGCGCTCCTCGATCTTCAAACCAAGGAGATCCAGACCCTGAATATAGGCCTTTTCCCAGTCTGCCCGGGTGTCTAAATCGTCTTCGAAGCTTGAAATAAGATCGCCAGCGATTGCGTCGAGATCGGAGTCATCCATGATCTCAGCGAGATTGGATGCGTGGTCTTCGGGGGGCTGAATCTCAGGCGAAACACCTCCAAAATCAACAGTGACGCCGCCATCCTCCATAGGAGTGATGTTCGGGCCGAGATTTTCTTCAGGAATCTCAACATTAATCGGAGGCGTTTCCGGAGAAATCGGGATATAGGGCTCAGCCATCTTTTTCTTTCTCAATTTGCTCTATTGTATCAGTAATAGGGTTCTTTGCGGAATTTCGGGGTTTCAATAATATCATCTTCGTCGGTGGGAATGGCAAAGCCACCCTGCCTGAACCGCATAAGGGCCATTGTAACGGCGTCCACGAAGTCATCATGGTCTCCAGACGGAAACGCCGCACATTCCTCTACCACATCAATCGCAAATTGCTCATCCGGAGCCCACACAACCCCAGATGCAAAGATATCTGTGATGCTGTTTACACGAACGATCTTGTCTCCGGTAGCCCGAGTTGGGGTGAATTCCTGCACAGGTATACCAGCATTGCGGAGTTCTGCAATCAGAGGTGCTCCAGATGCCTTCTTTTCCACAATAAACATGTCCGGTTGCCAATCTTTGTAGTACTGCACTGTTGTGGCTTTGAGTTCCGGGAATTCCAGTTTATCTTTCCAAGCATCCAGCAAGATAAGGTTTGGAATAGGCTTCCCCACTGAATTTGGATGGTCAAAAACCCCGAAACACACACATGCGGAATAGTCGGAGCGTTCTGTTTTAGAGAACGCAGTGTCCATAGCCACAATCACGGCACTACAACTTGGGGCTTTATCTCCCTCCCAAATATTCCACCAATCTCTCTTGATCAGAGCCCCCTCCTCAGAGGTGGGATCTTGCTGGTATTGTGCCGCCCACTTGGAGGAGGGGAGTTCGATCTTGAGCTTCTGAAGCTCGTCTATGGACCAGAATTCAGGCCAGAGAGGGTCTCCAGAGGGCATGATTGCCGGGAGTTCGATAACCTCCCACTCGCTTGAGCCCTCCTTCTTCACTGAGGCATCGATAATCTGCCCTGTGAGGTCTCTTTTGGCCCAGCGGGTCATGACAATGACGATGGCCCCTCCGGGCTGTAGGCGCTGGCGAGGGCCAGAACTATACCACTCAAACACCTTATCATACACCGACATATCGAACTGGCCCATCATGGCTTCCTGTTCGGAATGGGGGTCGTCGATGATTAGCAAATCGGCCCCCTTACCCGTAACGGCACCACCCACACCGATAGCGAAATACTCACCACCCTTATTGGTGGACCATCTGCCTGCGGCCTTTGAGTCAGACTGGAGCCCAACGCCACCAAACATCTTCTGGTAGTCTTCGCTGCCAACGAGATTTCTCACCTTCCGACCAAAACCAACCGCAAGCTCTGCGGTATGGGCCGTTTGGATGATCTTCTTGTTTGGATATTTCCCAAGGAACCAAGCTGGCAGGAGGTATGAGGCAAACTCAGACTTGGTGTGGCGGGGTGGCATATTGATGATAAGCCGCTTAAGCTCACCTCTGGCCACCCGCTCAAAGGCTTCTGCCATGATTTTGTGGTGCCGCCCCGATATGAAACCGGGCCACATCATCTTCACAAAGTCGAGATAGTTTTCTTGAGCAGACTCCCGCTGCTTTGCCTCATCCAACAAGCGAAGAAGCCGGAGGATTTCCGGCTTCTCATTTTCGGGGATTTTTTCAATCAATTCGGCGTAATTCATACGCCAATTATATGGTGCCCGTTGAGAGAATCGAACTCCCAACCTCGGATTACAAAACCGATGTTATACCACTTAACTAAACGGGCTCTTTGTAGTCGAAGATGTCATCGATTATCTTGATGTTGTCGAGGTAGAGGTGCTTTTTGCTCTCAAAGTGGTTTCTGTGGTAGATAACGGTGCTGTGGTGGCGTCCGATCCTCTTGCCAATTTCTGCAACCGTGACGTTTGGATTGTATCTTGTTGCAGCCCACACATAATGCACGAAAGCAGGGAAGGTTTTTGTGCGGGGACCCTCACCCTCCAATTCCCGTTTTGAAATCCCGTAGAGATTGGTGATGGCGTTGTGGAGCTTTTCGAACTCATAAGGCATCTTTTTTAGGGCTTCAATGCGCTGATCAACAGTTTTCACCTTGCCAATGTAGGGCACATAGATAGGCGTGGGCTTTGGTGCTGGCTTGGCAAACTTCTTCTGAGCCCTCCTTATCTCTGCCGTGTACCCAATATTGGCGTCATCATATTTTGTGGTTTTTTCCCAGAAGAACTGCCCATCAAGGGCAGCGGCCATTTCTTCCTCAAGACTTCTTTTCACTGATCTTCCTCAAAGCATCGACAAGATGACCAACAGACCCTTGGAACCCATAAGTGCCGTAGTGGGTACATTGACTCCAAGGGAACAACCAAACATCCCCACCAATCTCTCTCCACTTGTGGCAGAAATAATAGTCTTCGGAGAGATATCGGTTGTCGATGATCGCTGTTCGGAAATAGGCGTGCATCTCACGCCTTTCCCCAGAAACCTGCACCCTCGAATCATCAGAAACGTAGTAGTTTTCGGGGAACTTTTCCTTCATCTTGGCAAAAACAGAGCGATGGATGAGCATCATGCCAGTGCCAGCCTCCGACACCTTAATAATCTTTTCCATTTTAGTGTCGGCCTTAAGCGGCGTGAAGACGTACTCCCCAACAAGCTTTTCGAGGATTGCGGGGTCTTCAATCCCACTCTTTACTGCCTCGATAATGACTGGCCAGTTTACATGCTTCTTGGGATAAGGACCGCAGATCAGTTCCTTCTCAAAAGACATCATAGCCAAGACATCTTCGGCGCGGAATTGAATATCGGCATCCACAAAGAGAAGATAATCAGCATCGCTTTTAGTGAGGTAGTCATAAACTAAGCCATTGCGGGCGCGGTCGATCAGGCTCTCATTCATCATAAAACAATGATGAAGCTGCATCCCGTTCGTGATCATTGCTGATTGCAACTGCAAGACGCTTGAGAAATACAGGGTATTGCCCATGCCGCCATACATCGGGGTGGCGATCATCACCTTCTTGCCCCGAAGTTTTGAGATATCAATACGAAGTTCTGAATTAGACATCATTTATCCTTGTGATAACCACCCCAGTCCCGTAGTTGCCGTTCCAAGTCATGGGTGCCGGATGACCTTGGATCTTCCAGCCAACCATCCCCTGAGCCTTTGTCATGGCTTCTTGAATAGTGGGGGCCCACACATACCGGGTTTCGAGAACAAAAGCCTTATCGCTTGATGGCGATGTAGTCATAAGAGTAGGCCTTCTTCTTCTTCTGGATCAGGCTAACCAAACCATCTTCGCATAAGCGCCAAGCAAAATTCGCAGCCCGGATCTTTTCTGGTTCGCCACCAACAAGACCACCATTGAGGAAGTAACGGTTCCGGTCCATCATAAGCAAACCATCATAATACACGGCCTTCTCCCCCTTTTTGGCATTTGTGACCCAATGCAGGAGAGACTGTTGGCTATCAACTTCTTTCAATTTACCATCCTCTTCAGAGCTTTTTCAATGAGATCATTCCGGAACCCACTGGTCATGAGTTCCATAAATTCGAGTGCCGAAAGGTCGTTCTCGAATGGGTGCATGTATATTCGATCCCCGTCACTTGTCACGGCTAAAATCATCGAAGAATCGACATTATCTGCGTCAAGCTGTCGCAGCACATCACTTTTGTCCAACTGTTCCCGAGATTTTTTTGGCATAGGTGCTGTTCTTTCTTTTTGAATGAATCCCCGCATTATACAGGAGGGCAGCGCGGTGAATGTTGCCGCCAGCCTTCCTATAGGCCTGCTTGAGGTAGAGCATACCGTAAAGGATGCCAACAGCGCAATTATTTAAACCGGAGGCTGAGCCCTTGTATCCAAGTCCACGGGCGGTACGGGGTTTGATTTGCATGACGCCACGTTCCCCCGCTCTTCCCACGGCACTGCACTTGAAATTGCTCTCAGCCTTCGCGATTGCAACCGCCAGACTTGCAGGCACACCCTGCCTGCGGGCCTCTGCAACAACCATGTTCTTCACGGTATTTGAGAGTGCCGGGGTTGAAAAAATCACGACCCCGAAGGCCAGCGCAGCGATATATTTCTTCATCGTCCGTTCCTTATCCAACTCTTCACCTCTCTCGTGCATTTCGGGCATATGTCCATGACAATCTTCTTATAACCGCTATTTTCATCACCTTGCGTAAACTCACCCCACTCCCATTTCATGTAGTGCGGGGTTTCAGGAATCCAGACATCCTGATAACCACAGCGGTTACATGTAACCTCCTCTGTTTGTTTCACTACCTTTATCATGGGTCAATCCCTTCTCCCGGCTGTCCAATTCTTCTGCATCCTCACCTCACCGTTTGGGATGCACCAGATCTCCCGGCTTTCATCGAGTGCCACGACCCAGATGAGATCCGATTCGAAGCTATAATCAATAACTGCAAAAGCATAACCGTCTCCCCTTACTGTATTGACTGGCATTGGTGGTTCAAGTCTTGTAAACAAATTAATATCCTCTCTGTTGTGGGTTGGTTGAAGCACCCGAAGAACTTCGTGTCAAATAAAAAAACCCCGCAAGCATAACCTGCGGGGTTTTAAATTTATGGTTGTTGCTTGTCTTACTTGAGTTTTGTGTTGAACTTCTTTCCTTCAAACACAAACACCTTTTTCTTGCTCTTCCTCGCAGAGGCAAATGCCTCATCGAAGCTTTGCTTCTTTGCCTTCTTGACAGGGGGTGCCGAAGGACGAAGTTTGGGCTTGGGGATAACAGCCTTCTCACGCTTTTCCGGGGTCTTATAGACAACAGTCTCTCCGCCACCACGGGGCATCTTGGGCACAACAGTCTCGTTCTTGCTGCGCGGAGTTTTGTAGACAACCGTCTCGTTCTTGCCAGAAACAACAGCAGGCTTCGGGCGGGGCTTCGGGGATGGGCGAGAGAATCCCGGTGGAGAACGATAATCCTTGCGGAGTTCCTTCTCGCTCTTCATCTTCGGGGATTCCGTTGTCTCAAAAACGGCAAGAGGGGAATTGGCACCCTCAAACTGAGGAGGCGGCATTTCGTCCCGCTTCCTCTTCATGTCAGAGAACTTTCTTGCATTGACAGCCCGGAGGCTCTTAACAAATCCGGGGTGCTCAACAGTGAGGACGCGAGCACGTGTTTTTGGGCCAGATGCCATTTAAGAACTCCGCTTCTTCTTAAGATACCCCATAAGGGTGGCTTTCTTTTTAATTCTTGCGCCACCACGCTTCTGCATTTCAGTGGGTGCGGCACCGACCCAATTGCCTTTGAACCCAATTTTTGCAACTGGCTTCGCAACTGGCTTCTTCTTTCCCGGACGCTGGCCCTGAAGCTTGTCCTTGAAATTCTGGACATACTCGTCGCTCACAGCCTTCTTGGCCTTCACGGGCTTCGCGCCAGCGTGGGGAGGTTTTTCTTCCTTACGAACGGGCCGAGCAACCTTCGCCTTCCTTGCCTGTTCGCTTGTAAACGGAGGACGGCGGTCAATCACGGCCTTTTTCTCGGGCATCTTCTCGCCCGGGCGCTGATAATCGGGCCGCATCTCCTTGAGAACTTCCCTAGCCCTCTTACGATCTTCTTCAGTGCCGAAGAAGAATTCATTCCACGTTTTCTTAGCCATTCTACTTCCTTGTTTTCTTTCTGCGGACAACCCCGCCACGCTTAAACATAGGTCCTTCTTCGCCTCTTGTGCGGGGTCCGGACGTTTTTACACTTGTTCTGTTCTTCACACTTTCAGCAGCCATCCTGTTTTGGAAGGCTTGATTGCCAGAAAGCCTGTTGACAGGGCCAGAGGTGGATCTGCTTACCTGAGATGGAAGCCTTGAAGCTGGCAGCATCCCGGAAACTTCTTGCCGGAAGGGAGCCGCGCCTGCATTAGTCCTCCGACGGTCAGCGTTCTTGTCGCGAAGAGACTTTGCATCGACCATACTCTGACGTATTGCGTCAAGTTCACGCCCTTTCTGGGTGCGAGTTGGGCCGTAATGGGCTCCGGTAGGAGAACGATGACCAGCAAACGTAGAAAGGTCTTGCTGTTCTTGCAGCCTCCTCATTTCACTTATATTCTGCCCGCGTTCAATCATCCGCTTTTCAGCCGCAGTCCGGCGGTCAGGCGGACCCTGCCACTTACGCATATCTTGAACATCAGGCGACATGGGGCCGAATCTCTTGCCAGATTCAATGGGCGCAGGCTTCACAGTTGAGGAACCGCGAGATCCTGTGGAGCCACCGCCACCACCTCCACCTCCGCCCACAACAGTCTTGTTGCCAGAGGGGGCGTTACCCTTTGCTTGAGTGCCGGAAGAACGACCAACGGGTGCGCCAACAGATGAGCCACGAGAGCCAGATGCTCCGCCACCACCGCCACCGCCGCCGCCAACACCGGACTTGTTACCACTGCCTGATGGTGAAGGTTTTGATGTGGATTTGCTCGACGCGGGGCTGCTGGAGGATGCTTTTGATGGTGCCGTTCTGGACGGACCACCAGAGCCAGAA